GATAGAGACTACAAATATGCAGGTGATACAGGTATTATCTGTTGTCAAGATGGTCAACCTATTTATAGGAAAACATTTTATGTAAGTGATAACACTGCAGAAGATGTGTTAGTTGCTCATACCAATGGTCAAGATATCAAGGATGCTAATGGTGGTGGCTCAATGTTGAGAAAAACATCAGTTAAAGTTGATAAAGCAACATCAGCAGAAGCATTTGGTATTAATGTAAAAGAAGAAGTAGCATCATTGGATGATATTCAATCTACCAATCAAGTTGAAGAGTTAGATCTTGTAGAAGAAGAGACTTTTGAACTTTAATTTTCCTGTATAAATATAAAAGGTTTTCCTTCAGAGGAAATTAAATAAAGCTAAAATTGTTTTAGCCTTTTTTATTTATATATCTAACGTTACACAATCAAAATTTTACAGTATGAAAAAAATAATAATGGCATTAGCATTAGTAACAATGTTTGGCTGTTCAACCACCAACATTTGTATTCAAGTTTCACCTATAGCCAAAAAAACAACAGATGGTAAGCATGTGTATTTTTTGGACAATGAAATAGGCAGCATAATTTATAAAATGTGGACCAAAGGCGCATTTGGTGATAAAACTCAACCACACTTAGTAGACTCCTTAAAGTTTATCAGCATTCCCTCAGTAATATCTGTACGTTCTGTTACAATACAAACATCAAATAAAAAGATTTAAATAACAAAAATTTATAACCTCAAACCAAACAAAACATGTATGCTATCTCAAGAACAATTAAACCAGCTTCAGACAAATGAATCAGTAAGAATCATAAGTCTCCGTGAATCACGGTATCAGTATTATGGACTATTGGAAGAATACCAATTGCATCCACCGTCAATCATTAACAACTTATGTTACAATAAGTTAAATTCCTATCAACACTTCTTGTTTAAAAGAGTATTACACGGCCTCAATGTATATAGCAAAGAAGAAATTGAAACTCTACACTGGGATAAAAAAAGAAGAATATCCAAAGTATGGAGAAGATCTCAAAGAGAGATAAATGCCTGGAAACAAATTATTTGTAACAAAAAAGTTAATGACTTCTTCCGCGCAACATTTCATGGACCAACAGCAGAGTATATAATCTCTGTACCAGAAGATGAAATATTGGAGGACTACAACAACACGCTGTCATTAAAAGATTTAGGTATTAGTTATGAAGATGTAATCTTAAGATTTATGTCTAAAGGTTTATTGCCAAAGAATTTCTTTACACTAAAAGCAAATGACAATCAAAAAAGTATCAGCCAAGTTATCCAAGGCTAACTCTGAGTATTCTAAAATACGCAAAGTTTATTTAACAAAACATCCAGTTTGTCATGCAAAGATCCATAAGTGTTCTTTGCATGCAACTGATGTTCATCACAAAAAAGGAAGAGGAAAGTATCACTTAGATACAACCACTTGGCTACCTGTATGCAGAAATTGTCATACTTGGATAGAAACTAATCCTACTGATGCTGTTGAATTAGGTTTTTCAGATAGCAGATATTAAACCAAAAGAATTTAAACTTAAAACCATCAGTACAATGTAATTAAACTTTATATTTGTATTATGGTTCAATAGCTCAACTGGATAGAGCAACGCCCTTCTAAGGCGTAGGTTTCAGGTTCAAATCCTGATTGAATCACATCTGGCTGGGTGATGAAATAGGTAGACATGAAGGACTTAAAATCCTTTGGATAGAAATATCCGTGTGGGTTCAAATCCCTCTCCAGCTACAAAAGTGCATGAAATTTTACTAAAACTTCATGCAGAAAACTATCATATATGAAACTTTTAAAAACAAATAAAAATGGTTACAATAATTAGAGCAGGTTATATACTTTTATTAAGTTACAATCCTTGTGATATATTTACTTATTACAACGTTAAAGAAATGCATGGTTTATCTATTACAAAATGTCAAAGTTATAATAATAATTTTGACAGTGCTTATATAGCGGGATGGGCAAATTTTGTTCCAAAAGAATCTGGAGAATATGATGAAAATGACCAAAGATTTGTTTTTATCAATCTTAGTAGACGTGGTAATGATGTTGAAACAATGGGTTTAATAATGCATGAGATGATGCATCACTCTTTTTTTATACATAATTATGATATAAACAAAGAAGAAGAGATTATTACCTGGGCAGAAGAAGAAAGTTATTCTATATTTAAACTTATAAAAGGTATGTAAATTTATGAAAACCATATATATGAAACAGACATTTGACATATTAGATCCTGAAACTGTAAAAATACTTATGGAAACAGGTCAAGTTAAAAAACTGGAAAATGGTACAAAATACCTTGTAATTGAAGAAACTGAAGAAATTCAAGAAAAATAGGTGCATCCCATGAAAAATGGGTGCAAATGATACTTTTTTGGGAAAAATGGTTTGATTCACGTATATTTACATGTAGATAAACACCTTAAATATGGAAAAACATGCTGAAAAAACTAAAGCTTCTATTGAAAAAGAAGCATTAGAAAAAGAAAACAAAAGACTTGATAATGAAATAACTGTATCTAAAATTGAAATTCTTAAACTGGTATTAGAAGCTTATATCTATGATAAAGATGCTAATATGTTTGGTGAAGAACAAAAATGTATTCCTATTATAGAGGATGAAATTGACAGAGGCATTATTATTCAAAAATTAATTGAACTTATAAAAAAATTATAAACAAACAACAAAAAGTAAAACCATGAAATTACCAAAATCAATTAAACACACACTTAAACGTTTGTATTTAAAAAGTTACATCTGGTATAAAAAAAATTTAGCTAATCCTGACATGAAAGACATGTATTTGTCTCCTAATGAAAAAAAAGCATTATCTATAGCATTAAATGTTCTTAAAAATGAGAACTGTACTCTATCATTATGCCCCATTACAGGAAAAAGGTATATCAAATACAGAGATTATTTTATAGTCATTGATTCACATAGAATACAAATTGTTAATCATGTTTATGGATATGATATTTTTCTTACCGGAAAACAATTTTATAACCTTAAAATGAAATTTGACAATAAACTTTATAATTCCTTTAAAGAAATTGAAGATGAAATATTAAGTAATGTTAAACATTCATTGGATGAAATACTATTAAATGTAAAAAAACCAAATGAGTAGACAATCAGTACAGGAAGATGCATTAAAGATTGCATTAAACCACAAAAGATGTGGATTAGCAATAAGTATGGGTGTAGGTAAAACAAGAATTGCAATTCAGCATTTCCAAAGAAGTTACAACCCTTTTATAAAAGCATTGGTAGTTATACCAAAATTATCTATTAAAGAATCTTGGTTATCAGAACTACAGAAACTTAGTATAGAAGATTTAGCAGATCATTTAACCTTCACTACATATCTTTCAATAGGAAAACAAAATCCTAATGAGTATGATGTAGTATATTTAGATGAATGTCACAATTTATTAGAAACTCATTCTGAATTTTTATCTAACTTTAAAGGTAAGATATTAGGTTTAACTGGTACGCCACCCAAATACTATGATTCTGAAAAAGGAAAAATGGTAAGTAAGTACTGTCCAATTAAATACACTTTTACCATTGATGAAGCAACTGACTCAAAAATACTAAATGATTATCAGATAGTAGTACATGAATTAGAACTGTCAAAATTATTGACATTAAAAAAAACCAAAAAACAAGGAGGTTTTTGGTGGACTTCAGAAAGAAAAGATTATGAATATGTTACTGCACGTTGTGGTGAAGCTCAATCAATAAAAGCTAAACAACTTGCAGCAATCATGAGAATGAGAGCTTTAATGGAATACACAACCAAAGAGGATTATGTAAAATCATTGCTACCTAACTTAGGAAGTAAATGTATTATTTTTGCTAATACTCAAAATCAAGCGGATAAACTATCAAAACACAGCTACCATTCTGGGAACTCTAAAAATGAAGAAAACCTAGAACTATTCTCAGATGGTAGAATTGATAAATTATCATGTGTATTACAGTTAAGTGAAGGTGTTACTATTCCTAATTTAAAACAAGGTATTATTATGCATGCGTATGGCAATGAAAGAAAAAGTGCTCAAAGAATTGGAAGACTATTAAGGTTAAATCCAACTGAAAAAGCAACATGCCATATTTTATGTTATAAAGATACTCAAGATGAATTATGGGTAAAAACAGCTTTAAAAGATTTTGATTCAAAGAAAGTTAAATATTACAACCCTTTAAGTAAATAAAATAAAAAAAAAGATATGGGAAAAATGAAAGAAGTTTTTATGGAAATAATTGAACATCAATACAAAGGTGATCATGATGCATATTTAGAAGATATGGCCAGACAAAGTTGTGAGAAATTTACTTATTTAAAAGATACACCTTGTCCTAATTGTCTTAATAATACACTTCATAGAAATGAAACAGAAGCTATTTGTGAAGCATGTTCACAAGAATTTATTTATGTTGGTTCAGCTTTAAGATTTAAGTAATGGAAGAAACAATTATTATAATATCAGATCCCGGTGATGAACAGGGTGGTTATTCATTAACAATGGTATTAAAATGAAGGACAGTTTATTTGTTCAATGTACTATTAAAAATGGTGCATTAGAGTTTCCAATGAAAGCTATTGGTAACAAGTATCAAAAGTTTTTGAATGATTTACCTGATGGAGCTAAATTAGAAATATTTATTGGAGTAAGTGGTGACAAAGGAAGTAATCCTCAGTTGGCCAGACTGCATGCAATGATTAGAGAAATAGCTCAAGAAATAGGATATACATTTGAAGAAGCTAAACTGGTAGTAAAAAGAAAAGCAGGACTCTGCTTTACAAAAAATAAAGAAGAGTACTGCAAGTCTTTTGGTCAGTGTGATAAAGATGAACTAAACTTAGCTATACAAGCATGTATAGAAATTGGAGACTTTAGTGGAATGCAACTAAGATAATTAATTTACAATTTTCATTTTAGATTGCAACTCTTTTAACTTTTCAGTTACATCTTGTTGTTTAGACATCATTGTTGCAAGTTCTTTTAACTCTTCAACAGTAGCTGTAGTTTCAGTCTTTTTAGCTAAACCTTGTTGATTTGCATTATACTTAAACAACTGAAGAAGTGAAAATAAAGTATAGATATCAGCTTGTTCTTTAGTAAGATCTAAAGCAGTTTTATCTTCTTGATTTTTACCAAGATTTTGTTCAAACTTTTTAAACAAATCAGGTAATTTTTCAGTACCTTCTGAATAATTAAGAAACATATCTGTTATGATTCTTTGAAGACCTGGAATATAGGCCGTTGATACTGATATATCTTTAATGGTATCTTTAAAGTCATATGTATCAAATGTTTGTAGTTTATTTTCTTCACTCATATTAAATGTATTTATTGACAAATATACAAATTAAACCAAATAAAATGGAATCAAATATAAATAAATTTAAAAATCAAATAAAAACTGATTCAGAAACATCAGGATGGGATGCAATACTTAATCCTTTTGTAGACAGCAAGTCATTTGAAGATGTATTTAATTTTCTAGAAACAGCTGTTAGCAATGGTCTAAGATTTACCCCGCCATTCAAAGATGTATTTAATGCATTTAAAGAGTGCACATATGATAACGTTAAAGTTGTTATAGTGGGACAAGATCCATATCCACAGTTAGGATCAGCAGATGGTTTAGCCTTTAGTTGTTCTAAAAAAGGAACAGCAGAAAAGTCTTTACAATATATAAACAAAGCCATAGGTACAGATCATACAGATCTTAGATATTGGGCTAATCAGGGAGTATTACTTATTAATACAGCATTTACTGTTGAAGTTAATAAGATTGGTTCACACTATACATTATGGAAACCATTTACAAATTACATATTTAGTAATATTAACAAACACAAGAAAAACACAGTGTTTGTGTTAATGGGAAAAAAAGCTGAGGAATGGGAAACCTTAATACCTGATTGTAAAATACTTAAATGTTCACACCCAGCATCAGCTGCATACAAAGGTGGTGAATGGGACCATAATGATGTGTTCAATAAAGTGAATTTAGAACTAAAAAAACAAGATAAACCTTTGATTAATTGGTAAATTTTGTTTATTTTTGTTGTCCAACTTTTAAATCACGTATCTGATTATCAATCACTTATAATAAAAAACAAAAGAATATGTGGGAACTATTTCAGATGATGCTGAAAAACAATTTAACACCAAACCAAGTACTATTATTATTTGGAATAAAGCAAGGAGTATCTTTGCCGCAAATTACAAATGATGATAAATTAGCCTTAGAAAAATTAGGCTTTTTAATCTTGGATAATGGTAAATATACAATGAGTGCTGAAGCCAAAAGCTTGATAGTACATTTAGATAATTATTTTACCAAAGCAAAGAAAAAAACAGACGCTCAGTTAATGGGCCAAGACTTTGTTGATAAGATAAATACTTATAGAGAAGTGTTCCCTAATATAAAACTCCCCAGTGGCAGACCAGCCAGAGTTAATGTAAAAATGTTGTCTGAATCATTCAGATGGTTATTTGAAACATATAATTATACTTGGGAACAAATTATAAAAGCTACTAAGATGTATGTAAATGAATACCGTGATGCACAATACATGTATATGCAAACCAGTCAGTATTTTATATGCAAACAAGATAAGCACAAAGTAAAATCCTCTACACTAGCAGATTATTGTGATATGATTAGAGATGGTGTAGAAACAGAGTCTAAACACTTTAAAGAAAATGTAATATGACAATCAATAAAAACCTACGGAGGAGATGAACAATGACAAACAATAAATCGGCAATGGAGTGGTTCATTGAAGAACTTGAATACAAGGGAGATTTGCGAGAAACTCCATCAATTAGAAACATTCAATTAAACATTGATACATCTGATTATATGGAATTGAAAGTACAAGCCAAAGAAATGGAAATTGCGGGAAAGGAAATGAGTTATGCTGATGGTTATTCAGAAGGTTATAAACGGGCATTGGAAATGATAGACTGGTACATCAAAAACCACATTAGCGGAATGGTACAAGAGCATATTGTTGAACCCAACAAAATGGTAGAAGGAGGTAACCAATGACATATCAAGAATTAGAAGCTTTTGCAAATGAAGTAATTAAACAACATCCAAATCATTCAGATAAAGTTGAAGAATTATTAGAACTATGTCTTGATGAAATTCAAGAAGGTGCATCTGAACAAAATGAAATTGATTTATGTTGGAATGATATTAACTATTTAATTAATACTAAAAAATAACTATGAGTAAACCAACAGAATCATGGATAGGTCAATATGCTGCCTTTAATGAAGCATTAAAATATATGTACAAGAGACAAACCGGTGAGGAGAAGTCTATATATACACCATGGCCAAAATTCAATGATGCTACAACTGATGGTTTAGAGTGGAATACATTAACGGTTATTGGTGGAAGACCCGGTTCAGGTAAAACATTAATCAAAGATCAAATTGTTAGAGAGTCTTTTGCATTGAATCCTAATGATTCATTTAGAGTATTAGAGTTTCAGTATGAGATGGTTGGTAGAACCTCAGCAATTAGAGAATTTTCATCAGTCACCGGCAAAACTTATAAAGAGTTATGTAGTGCAGGAAGTTTAATTACTGCTGAAACACTTAATACTTGTCATCAATATGCTAAAGAAAGAGTGAAACATCCTGTAGATATTGTTAGTACTCCTATGACTGTAAATCAAATGCGTGAGCAAATTGATATGTACATGAATCAACACAAGGGAACAAAAACAATAATTACTTTGGATCACACCATGTTGGTAAAAAGAGCACCTTACCAAAACAATACATTAGATATGTTATTTGAATTGGGTGAGTTCTTTACACAATGTAAACGTGACTATCCTTGTTTATTTATTGCTTTATCACAACTTAATAGGAATATTGATAATCCTGAAAGAGCAATAGACGGTAAGTATGGTAACTACATTCTTGAGTCAGACATATTTGGTTCAGATGCAATGCTACAGCATGCTGATACTTTAATTGGTATCAACAGACCAGCAAAACAAAAGATTAGATTTTATGGCCCAGATAGATATATCATTGAAGATGACAAAACTATAGTACTACACTTTCTTAAAGCAAGGAATGGTGATACTAGAATGAGTTTTTTCAAAGCTAAGTTTGCATCAATGCAAATTGAAGAAATGCCTACACCGGCAGTTCAAGAAAGAAGATAACAGTTAGATTTTAAAATAATGATAAGTACTAAAAACTTAAACAAAACAAAAGAAATGGCAATAACACCGGATGAACGTAAAACCAAGGTAAATGCTTTAAGAGAAGAGCATGAAGATTACTTCCAAACCAATGGAATAATTAATGCATTATATATCCCTAAGATGGCATACAGGCCAACTGGAAAAGATGAACTATATGTTAGTTTCTTTCCAAGTGAATTTGAAAAGAATGAAGATATTTATACTGAATTTGTAAGTATAAATTATGATACAGAGGATCCAAAAAGAACTTTGTACCTTCATAAACACAATCCTCATTGGAAAGAAGAGTATGAATTAGTTGAATCAAGCACTGGATTTGTTAGACACATAATTCCAGTTAATGAATTGAAGATTCTAAATGATGTAACAAGTAGAGGTAAATTAATCCATGACTTTGCTAATCCAGATCTACCAGATCCAGATAAGAAAGAAGCACCAGGTTTAGTTGAAGCCTTAGTTGAAATCAATAAATCACTTAAGTCAATTCAATTAACATTAAATAGTATTCTTAATAAAAAATAAATATGGCACAAAGTGTATTAATCATTGCTGACTCAGGTACAGGCAAATCAACATCAATCAGACATCTAAATCCTGATGAAACTTTTGTAATTAACATTGCAAACAAACCACTACCATTTAAAGGATGGAAAGGAATGTATGCATCAATTTCAAAAGAAAATCCAAAAGGTAATTTAGCATCATCATCTTCTGCAGCAGGAGTAATTAAAGCTATCTTACATGTTAATGAAAAAATGCCACACATCAAAACACTAGTTGTAGATGATTGGCAGTATATGAGTTCTTTTGAATATTTTGATAGAGCAAATGAAAAAGGTTATGAGAAATTTACTCAGATTGCAGCAAACTTAGCTCAAGTAGCTAAACTACCTAAAGATTTGAGAGATGATCTAACTGTATTCTTTTTGACTCACTCAGAAGATGCAACTGATATTAACGGGAATAGAAAAATTAAGGCAAAAACAATTGGTAAAATGATTGATAATGCATTAACTTTGGAAGGCCTGTTTTCTATTGTTTTATTTGGCAAAGTTAGCAAAAATGATGATGGTGAACTTATCTATGGTTTTGAAACACAAAACAACGGAGAGAACACATGTAAATCACCCCAAGGAATGTTTGAGGAAAACTTCATCCCAAACAACCTGCAATTTGTAAAAGATTGCATCAAAAAATATGAAGAATAATAAACAAAAATCAATTAATTAAAAAAAAAGCAATTATGTTAAGTACTAAAGACATGTCAGCCTCTTCAGGCAAAGAAAAACCAGTAATTGGAACAGGAAATCACAAAGTAAAAATCAATTCAATCAGTTTTGATAAAACTCCTTATGATGCAAATGCATACAACATTATGCTGCATGTAGAAACAGAACCTATAACGGGTGATTTTCAAGGATTTTTGAAGGATATGAACAAACCAGATGGTGCTCGTTATGAAGGCCAGGTGGGAAGAGTTAGATATTCTCCTTATCCATACAAAGACACTACATTACCAAGTGGAAAAGAAATCAGTAGAGATACTGAAGTTATGAAAGCAATGATATTTTTAGCAGAAGCTTTAGATAAAAGAGCTGGATTAGATGCTATTCAAGCTAGCACAATTGAAGATTGGATGTTGAAATGTGATAAATTATTATCAGGTCCAACATATGTAAACGTATGTCTTGGTGCACGTGAGTGGGAAAACACTGAAGGTTATGTAAACAATGATTTGTATTTACCTAAACTTAGTAAAGAAGGTGTACCTGTGGAAGCATTGAATGTTGAAAAATCAAAATTATTGGTTTTTGATAGCAATAATCCTAATCATCTTAGAAAAATAGAGAAGAAAAATTCTCCAGCAACAGATAAATTTGAACCTAGTTCAACTTCTTCTGGTGATGATTTTGATTTATAATAACTAACGTAACTGTGGGGCTGACTGTAACAGGTCAGTCCCATTTTTATTTACATTCTTAATATGTTTAACACAAAAAATTTAGTATTAGAAGAAACAGACGTTCCAAGCTATTGGGTATTCCAATATTATTTAAACTTATCAGAACCCTTAACAGGTCAAGATGTGAAGATTAAATCAATCTTTAACCCTAATGATAAAACTCCTAGTTTTTGCGTATATGTAGATAAATCTATGAACGTATATAAATTTAAGGACTTTTCAACTGGTAAAAATGGTAATAAAATTGACTTAGTTAAACTTATGTTTGATTTGCAATATGCAGATGCCGTTAGAAAAATAGTAGAGGATTATAATAGTTATGTTAAAACAAATGATTTTGAACAGGTGTCTTTTAAAGTTCAGGCAAAATGGCAAATTGATTTTGTTAATACAAGACAATGGACAGAAAATGATGGTAAATATTGGTTAAACTTTAGAATAGGTTCTAATCTATTAAAAGAATATAATGTAAAACCAATTGAGTATTACAACTTAATAAAAGAAGAAGAAGGTGAAGTAAAAAAATTAAAGATTGAAGGTCATTCTATTTATGGATATTTTGATAAAAATGATGAGTTGTATAAAATATATCAACCATTAAGTAAACATAAATTTCATAAAGTAAAACCATATCTTCAAGGATTTGATCAATTAACTTATACTGAACCTTATTTAGTAATTTGTTCATCATTAAAAGATGCCTTATGTCTTAAAAGTATTGGTTATAACATTGAAGTATTAGCACCAGACAGTGAGAATACAATAATTAAACCTCATGTTGTAGAGCACCTAAAAAAGAAATATAAAAAAGTGATTACATTCTTTGATAATGATACTGCAGGCAGTCTAGCAATTAATAAGTATAAAACCTTATATAATCTAGATGGTTTTGCATTGCCTTTATCTAAAGATATCAGTGATTCTATGCGTGAACATGGTTTTGATATTGTACATCAAACACTAAAACCTTTACTTAAAGAAATTTTAAACAAATAAAAAAATGAAATGGTTCATACCGGGCTCAGTCCCAAGTAGTAAAAATGGTAGAAGATGGACTGGTAAGTATTTTATAGCAAGTAAAACTGTTGTAAATTATAGAAAAACAGCTAAAGATTATTATGCACAGTATGCAGAAGAGTTTAAAGCTGAGTTGGCCAAACATCAACAACCCGTAAGTATCCAATTTACATTTATCAGAGGAAGCAAACACAAGTTTGATTATATTAATCCCGCACAGACAGTGCAAGATGATATGGTTACATTTGGTTGGATTGAAGATGATAATGCTGATTGTATCTTACCTGTATTTGTAGAATACAAATATGACAAAGTTAATCCTGGAGTAATTATAGAAATTTTACCAGATGGCAAGAATAACAATTAAAGAGTTCTTTTCATTACGTGAAATGTTTATGGGTCTAGAGGAAGACTTTCAATTAGCTTTAGAAAATTACAAAAACTTAGATTTTGATGACAGAGGTATTTTAAATTTATTATTTACTAAATCACTGTTGTTTGATAAAAGATTGCGTTTTATTAAAGCTATTGGTAAAAGTTATATATCTGAAGAGTTACTAAGTAAAAACATTAACTCAGCAGTAAAAGAAGTTGGAGACTATGTTATTTACAAAAAAATATTATTAAAAATATTATACCCACAAAAATGATAAATATACAAGATGGTGTTGCAAGAACCACCAAAACTTTAATTTTAGATGAGCCCTTTTATGGGCTTTTTTTAATTGGTATTAACAAACAATTCAGTGACCGTATACCTACAGCAGGTGTAAGCAAACACGGAATTGGTATGCAGTTAACAATTAACCCTAATTTTTTCACTGAGTTAAGTGAATTACATAGAGTTGGATTGATTAAGCATGAATTGTTGCATATAGCATTTGGGCATTTGTTATTGAGAGATTTGTATTCTGATCACAAGTTATTTAATATAGCTGCAGATCTAGAGATCAATCAATACATTAGTTCAAACATGCTACCAGACGGTGGATTATTATTAAGTAGTTTTCCTGAATTAAATCTTCCTATCAAAGCAGGAACAAAAGTCTATTATGATTTATTAGAACAGGCCAAAAAAGATGGAACATCTCCTTCATTAGATTCATTAATGGATCAAATGGATGGTGAATCAGAGTATTGCCATAGTACATGGAAAGAATTTGATGAATTATCTGAAGCTGATAAAAAACTTGTTCAAAAACAAATAGACCATCAGTTGAAAGAAGCTGCTGAACAAACTCAAAAGAAACAGGGAACTGTTCCGGGTGAGTTGAGTGAATTAATTGCAAAGTTATTTCATGTTGAGCCAGCTAAATTTGATTGGAAAGCTTACTTAAGAAGATTTGTTGGAAATTCATCTGTAGTATATACTAAAAAGCTGAGACGTAAATACAATAAAAGATATGCTGAAAACCCAGGACTAAAGATTAAATTTAAAAATCATATTCTTGTTGGTATTGACACATCTGGATCTGTAAATACATCAGAGCTTAAAGAATTTTACAATGAATTATATCACATGAACAAAACGGGCCACAAGATTACAGTAGCTCAGTGTGATACAAAACTTAATTCTGTAGAAGAGTTTAATCCAAAAAAAGATTGGGCTATACATGGTAGAGGTGGAACAAGTTTCCAACCTGTAATTGACCATTATAATGAAAAGAAGTGTTATACAGCACTAATATATCTAACAGATGGTGAAGCATATGCTCCATCAGGTTGTCCAAAAAATGCCTTATGGGTATTGAGTAGTATTTCCACAATGAATGATGAACTTCCAGGTAAAGTTATTAAACTAAATTAATTATGGGAAGATATTATACAGGAGATATAGAGGGTAAATTTGCTTTTGGTGTTCAAAGTAGTAATGCTGCAGATAGATTTGGTGTAATAGGTCAAACACCAAATTTTATAGAGTATTATTATAATGAAGATGATTTAGAAAAATTACAAGAAGAATTAAAAAATATTGAAGATGCTTTTGGTGAACATAAAACAGCATTAAAAACATATTTTGATCTATATAAAACACAAGATGATGCTCCGTTATCTTTTGATTCATACATTCAAGAAGGCAGTTTACCTGAATTAACAGATAATCAACTTTCAGAATACTATGATTATGTACTAGGGAGAAAAATATTAGATTGCATAAAAGAAACAGGATCTTGCACATTTGATGCAGAATTATAAATTAAATTAATAGAAAAAAAACATGGCACAAGTAAACTTAAACGTTACAGAATTAAAAGGATTTGTAAATCACATTATTACAAACAACAGATTTTTACAAGCACAAGGTAAACAATCTGTATCAATTGAAGTATTAGGAGAATCAGGAATTGGTAAAACATCTACCATTGTTGAGCTAGCTAAAGAAAACAACTTAAACTTTGTAAAGGTTAACCTTGCACAGATAGAAGAGTTGGGTGACTTAGTTGGATTCCCAGTACGTCAATTTCAAATGTATAAAGAAACAAGAGTTTCAGAACCAAAAATAGATGACCTATCCTATACTGCAGCACAAAGAACAGCTGCATCATCAGACATTGCCAACATCCAAACAGGAGTAACTAAAAAAGTTGGATTATGGGTTGATGAACTTGCAGTTCAAGAATATCTTAAAACAGGATATAAAATGACAGGTAAGAACAGGATGTCTTATTGCCCACCAGAGTGGATTGCTGATAAAAAAGAAGGTGGTATCTTATTACTAGATGACTGGAATAGAGCTGACACAAGATTTATTCAAGCAGTTATGGAGTTAATAGATAGACAAACCTATATCTCTTGGACATTACCAAAAGATTGGCATATCATATTAACAGCAAACCCAGACAATGGTGAGTATATGGTAAACTCAGTAGATGCTGCACAAAAGACCAGATATGTTACAGCAAACCTTAAGTTTGATGTTAATGTATGGGCCCAATGGGCAGAAGAAGCGGGTATTGATTCAAGATGTATCAACTTTTTGTTGTTACACCCGGAGTTAGTTACTTTAGAAACAAATGCAAGATCTATTACAACGTTTTTCAATGCTATATCTAGCTTTGATAACTTTGAATCAAACCTATCATTAATTCAAATGATTGGTGAAGGTTCTGTTGGAGATACATTTGCTTCTATGTTTACTACATTTATTAATAACAAACTTGATAAACTGGTAACACCTAAAGATTTGTTGACTCATGATAATGAATCATATATTCTTGGTGAGTTAAGGAGTTGTATTGGTAAAGATGATTCATACCGCGCAGATATTGCTGCTACATTAGCAACAAGATTGGCTAACTATTCAGTTGTTTACAGTAAAGACAATACTGTAAATCAAAAAGTGACTGATAGATTGATCTCTCTTTGTACTAAAGACTATTTTACAAATGATCTTAAGTATCTAATTGTACGTACAATTTTTAATGGTAACAAACAGAAGTTTAACAAAATGATGATGAATCCAGATATCATCAAAATGACAATGAAATAAGATGGCAAGTAAATCAGTTTATCAATCATATGGTACTGGTGCTTTAAATTACTTTGGATTAGATAGTGCCCCATATTATGGGGTGCTATCATCCAATGTGATTGAAGAAGTATTAGTTACTCAAGATGAAACAACATTCAAAAAAATACAAAATATATTGACAACTAGTACTGAAGATAGTACAACTTTTAAAACCAAAAAGAAAGCTTTTGTATTACCCAAGTGTTATGTTTCATTAGATAGAATCAAATCTGCCTTAAAAGAACATGGTATAACTGTAACAAATGATTATGAATTAGCTGATTTAATTATTACCCATGAAGATATCTATGAAAGATTTGAAAGTGGGGAAAACATTAAGTCAACTGTATTAATGGCCAAGTTATGGAACTATAATACACTTCAAGAAACAAATGGTGCAGTCTTAATTGTAGATAATTATCCTAAAGATGTAATTTATGATGGTAATTTAGCTAGCAAAGTAAGATTTCATCATTGCAATACTGGTGATTCATTATATGATGAATGGATGATTACCGGCATGGCTTTAAATCTTGCTCATAAAATTGAATTAGGTTTGATAGGAACAATTAATGTGGATACAGTAATTTATGAATCAGCTAACAAACAAGTTTTAGATGAAACACTATTGGAAGATATACAAAAGTATTTACAATCCTACAGTGATGAAGATAGAGCTATAGCTGCAAAAGTTATTCCAACAATTGATTACTTACAAAACTATCATTTACTATGGGAGTTTGCACAAAAAGCAGAACGTTATATGTATCACTTTAGAAGAGATAAAGATGTCCAGTATTGGTTAGAACAATCTGAATTTAATAGATTCTCTAGAAAGAGTGCACATGATATGATTCTTTGGTTAGAAGTAAATGAAAAGCTTAATTCAACAAGTTTTAAATATTTAGAACCAATTGTTAGAAAAGAAATTCACATTAGTAACAGAGACTTGTATGTATTTAAAGTACAAGTAAAACCAGAATATTTAAAATATGCAAAATAAAAATCAAAAAAAACATTATAAACTACAAATAACAGTTTCAACTGAGCATTCAACCTGGTCTAACGGAAAAGAAAGACTGGGTGTTCAATGTTTTAATTTAGAAGAAGATGGTTATTATTTTGGTAGATCAGAAAATTGGTATCCCAATGATAAAGAACTTGATCTACTGAATATAACCAGTTTAAATAAAACAATTGATCTACAAGATAAAAAAATATATAGATATCCAAATTTAGAATTACCAAGACAAAAGGTAGATCTGCTTAAAACAAAATTTAATGTAAAAATCATTAGAGATGCTGATAGTGCAGATATACATATTGTGTCAGATAAATTAATTGCTAATTTACTTACACTTGATTGGGGAAATTCAATTACATATGCTCAAATGTTTGAAGTATTTACTGCTTTAAAACAAAACGATCAGTTAACTGAGTCTGGATTAGATAAATGTAAGGATATTTTATCTGTAATAGAAAAAGATTCTTACATTAGAATCAATATTGTTAAACAATATACATATAAATCACCCGTAGGAGATGATATTACTAGTAAATTATCTACTTATGACCGTCAAGGTAATAAAGATATGATTATTAAAGGTGATAATGTTGCTATTTATGATAATTTACGTAGTGCAACAGCATTAATTGTAAGAGATGTTGAAATCAATAAAATCATATCAGAAGATTTAGCTGTAATAAGTGAGGATCAATTTGATCAGGTATTAAAAATGATTACAAGTGAAGACAGAGACAACAGAACTTTAGCCGTAGAAATGCTAGCTAATTGCAATGTTGAAGAGTCTTTTGATATTGTCAGCTATTTATTCTTTTGGTATTATGATTGGTTCAAAGACACTAACAACTGGAATAACATCAATGTAAAAACATTACGTAAAAGACTTGAGAAGTTTTCCGGTAGTAAAGACAATAACCGTCAGTGGGCTTATGATCAGTATATTACATTATTAGAAGTTGAAAATAAAATGACAGATTTTATTGTAAAAAAAACAATCAAAAAAATGTATGATTCAGTAATTAGAAATACTTTTGGTTGTAAAAATAATGTATTCTCAATAGATCTAGAATCTATTTACTTAGTAGACAAATATAAAAACTCAATAATAGAAAAAAAAGAATGTATACAGATTTAACAAAAGAAGAAAAGTTTTATGCAAATGAAAACTTTAAATTTAGTTATTCATCACTGAATAAACTATTGTTTTCACCTTCCTTATTTTATAAGGATTATATTTTAGAAGACCGTGAGATCAGAACTGACAAACACTTAGTTGAAGGTAAATTGATTCATTGTCTCCTATTTGAAGAGGATAAACTTAATGATAAGTTTAACATCTTACCTGGTAAGCTTCCTGCAGATAGTAATATCAAAGTATTAACTGCATTGTATAATACTACAACTAACCGTGACTCAAGTTTATTAAGTCAAGACCCTACATTTCAACAAGAAATATTACAGGTATTGATTGACCAGAACTTATATCAAACACTTAAGTTAGATGATGCAAGGTTAGAAAAAATTCAAACTGCAGATAATGAGTCTTACTGGGAATATCTAAAAAATAGCAGTAAAGATGCAATTGATGGAGATACGCTAGCAAAATGTAAAGATCAGGCTGAAAACATTAAAAGTAACAAAGACGTAATGGCTTTGTTTGAAGATGTTCAAACTGATTTTGAGTTAGACCCTATTGAAACACATGCAGAAAAGTACTTAACATCTGATTTATTAGATAAGCCTTTTGGCCTTCATGGTTACTTGGATTATTATAAAATTAATCACTCTACAAAGACGGTCACAATCTGTGACCTCAAGACAACAAGTAAAACTATTTCAGACTTCAAAGAAACCATTGATTTTTATAATTATTGGTTACAAGCAGCTATATATTGCAAATTAGTTTTTGCAAATTTGGCTGAAACTGAACAAGAATACAATATTTTGTTTAAATTTGTTGTTGTAGATAAGTACAATCAAGTATATGTTTTTGATGTAACAGATGAAACATTAAACGGTTGGGCTGTTGCTTTAGAAGATGTGATTGAAAGAGCTAGTTATCATTATACAAAAAAAAATTATTCTTTACCATATGATTTCCTTCTAGGAAACATTAAATTATAAGTATGAAGGGTGTATACACTGATTATTTTCAAAAAAGCAAAGTATTTCTTTATCCTTTATTAAGGTTTAGATCAGGTTTATCATTTGTTCCCGTGCAGACTTATGTCTGCTGGGAGCACGTGATTACTGTTAATGAAAATAAGTTTTTGTGTGAGTACAATGTAGGTACAACTGAAAAGTTTGAATTGTTCTGCAATTCATATCTCAAAAAGCACCCATTGTTTTATGAATACGTACAGATTGATGAAAATAGACACGTATTCATCTTTGATTTTACCCAATATAAATCAGATTTTAAAAGATTTCTTGATGGACAGTATTCTAAGTTTACTTTAGATACAAAAATCATAATCTTAGATTTTTTTGGTAATAAAGGTAATATTTCAGAATACATTAATTTGTTTTTATCTCCTAATTCAGCACATAAACTTTATGCAGAAGCCTTAGATGTTCCTTTAAAACAAATTGAAGAGGTTTTTGAAGTTTGCAGTATCCCAGATTTAGATAAAGAGACTCTTTACTTTAAAAAAAGTGAACTATTTTGTGAGAAAATCAAAAATAGTTCTATATCTTTGAAAAATTAAAACCAATAATATGTCACAAACAATTGGGCAGAACATGATGCTGGTAACATCTAGTTTCAGAAATGCCAAATCTTTTACCATGATTCCTGTGAGTAATGACTCACCATATGTTGAAGCTATGTATGACCCTGCGTCAGGCATTTTAGCTGTAATTAGCAAGGTAATGAAACAATCCTATCACATGGTTGCAAAACTAGATGAGGATGGTCAACCTATTAGACTAAAAAATCCAAATCCACAGACTGGTAAAACAGTTAAAGAAGAAAGAAGATTAGTGGATACTTTTTCTGAGTTTTATTTAGCTGATGCTTTAGATATTGAGCAGTTCATTCATTTGTTTGCTATTAATGCATCTACATTTGATTATAAAGCATTTTTTGTTGATACCAAAAAAACAAAAAAATCTAGCATCATATTGTCAGCTTAATCTAATAAATCATTAATTAAAAAAGAAGATGTATTAGCGTATGTCTTTTTTTTTGCTCTAATAAATAAAATATGAAGCATTGGGTGATGGATTATGAAACATTATCTAATTGTTTTACAGGTGTATTTGAAGATTATAAGACTATGGAAACAAAAGTCTTTGTTATTCATGACCTGCAAAATGATCTGGATGAGTTTGTAAGTTTTTTAAATACAAATATAGCCAACAAAGAGTGGCATATATCTTACAATGGGTTAGCTTTTGATGCTCAAATAACACATTTTATATTGGACAATTATAATGATTGGCGTGATTTTACAGGTTGTGAAATTGCAAATATTATTTATAGATGTGCACAAAGAGCTATAGAAAAAAGCCACAAAAAGGAATTTGCTGATTATTCTCCATGGAAAATGTCAATTGGTCAAATAGATATCTTTAAAATGCATCACTGGGACAACCCAGCAAAGCGTTCTAGTTTGAAATGGATCCAATATAGCATGGATTGGGATAACATTCTTGAAATGCCTATTCACCATGAGTCAGCAATAACTACAAAAGAGGAGATTGATACAATACTAGAATACTGTATTAATGATGTAAGGTCAACTAAAGAAATATATAACAGATCTAAATCACAGGTAGGTTTAAGAAAAGAGTTAACCAAAACATATGATATCAATCTATTTAGTGCATCAGAACCAAGAATTAGTAAAGAAATTTTTGGATACTATTTATCTAAAAAACTAAATATTCCTAAAAAAGAATTGAGGGATCTAAGAACACCCAGAGATATTATTAAAATCAAAGACATCATATTACCTTACATCAAGTTTAGCTCTAATGAATTTAGTACTTTACTACAAAGATTTAATGCATTAGAAATAAATGGGAAGAATCTTAAAGGTAGTTTCAAGTACAGCGTTAACTATAAAAATGTGAAAACAGATTTTGGTTTAGGTGGTGTGCATGGTGCAAGAAATAAAGGTGTTTATGAAAGCACTGAAGATATGATTATAGTTTCTTCAGATGTTACCAGTTTTTACCCTAATCTTGCAATCAGAAATAGATGGTCTCCAGGACACTTTCCTAGTGATGCGTTCTGTGATCAATATGAATGGTTCTTTGAAGAGCGTAAGAAGATCCCTAAGAGCAATCCAATGAATTATGTATACAAGATTATACTTAACTCTACTTTTGGTCTTAGCAATGATGAAAACAGCTTCTTTTATGATCCTGAGTTGTGTATGAGAATCACAATTAATGGTCAATTGAGTTTGATGATGCTTTATGAGCAAATTATGGAAAGAATCCCCGGTGCAGTTGCATTATTACATAATACAGATGGTGTTGAAACATTGATACCTAGAAAGCATTATGATGACTATATGCTTATCTGCAAAGAATGGGAGGAAACCACTAATTTGTCTTTGGAACATGATCAATACCAAAAATTGGTACTAGGAGATGTAAATAATTACATTGGTATTAATAACTATAAAGAAGTTAACATTACTAAATGGAGAGAAATCAAACAATCAGACCCGCATTATTTATTTAAAGTGGAAAATGATAAGTTTAGTTATGCATCTGTAAAGTTGAAGGGTAGATTTGATTTTCATAATTTACAGCTACACAAAAACAAATCTAAGTTGGTTATACCAAAAGCAATTTATCAGTATTTTGTGCACAATGTTCTTCCTGAAGAATATTTAGAGCAAAACAAAAACATACTTGATTATTGTATTGGAAGTAAATCTAATGGTGATTGGAAATGTGTGGCCAGATCTATTAAAGAAGGTGATTTTGTAGAAGATAAACTTCAAAAAATTAATAGATATTATGTATCTAAAGGAGGAGTTAAAATTATAAAAGTTAACCAAGTTGACAAAAGAGAAATACAGTTAGAAGCAGGTAAATGGATACAAACAATCTTTAATAAAATGAAAATGGAACCTAAATGGGATTCATACAACATTGATAAAGGTTATTATATTCAGGCTGTTGAAAATGAAATAAACAATATTTTAACTGTATCATCAAATCAATTGAGATTATTTTAAAGTTATGACTAAAGCAATAGATAAAAAAATAGAAGATGTTGTGACCAGCATATATACAGAACTGTATGCTGTGTCAGAACCATCTGTGAGTTGGAATTATTTACTTGAATCTGCAGAATTAAATGAGCGGGGTCAAAAGATTATTCCATACAATGATTATTTAATTGATCCAGACGTATATGAAGAGATTGTCATGAGACATTTGAAAGACCTAAAAATACCCAAGTGGCGTAAAGAAGCTACATCAAGAGGTATATTATTAGGTTGTAGTCCAAAATTTAAAAAACCACCACAATGATAATAGGAATAAATGGAAAAATAGGTGCCGGCAAAGATACAGTTGGTACAATAATTCAAAAATTGCTTTTAACAAACAAAAATCAATTTTTTGAAATTAAAAAGTTTGGAGGCAAACTGAAACAAATTGCTTCAATGCTTACAGGCATTCCTGTAAAGAAATTTGAAGACCAAGAATTTAAAACAAATCTTTTAGATGTTGAATGGGGAACAGTACAAGATGTACCCCTTAATGCAATACCACCATTTGCTGACATGCAGTTTAATGTTATGATGAGTGTAAGAGAATTTCTTCAAAAACTTGGTACAGAAGCAATGCGTGAAGGTTTACATAAAAATGTATGGGTTAATGCTTTGTTTGTTGATTACAAAGAATCTAGACGTAAAGTAGAAGATGAAGAGTATGTAAAAGAATATCCCAACTGGATTATTACAGACATAAGATTTCCTAATGAACTAGATGCTGTAGAAAAAAGACACGGTATAACCATTAGAGTAACAAGACCTGTTGAAAAAAGTAAAAATACTGCAAAATTACATTCATCAGAAACAGCTCTTGATAAAGCTGTATTTGACTATGAAATCATCAATGATGGCACCATGGAAGAACTTGTAAAAAAAGTTAGAGAAGTTTTAATTGAAGAAAAATTAATATGAGTTTAGACGTAACTTTGTACAGAAATTATCACGTCAGTTATGACGGAGGTAAAACTTTAGAACCAAAAAGAGAATCTTTGTATTCATCTAACATAACCCATAACTTGGGAACAATGGCTGCAGCAGCCGGAATATATAAAGCTCTTTGGAGACCTTATCAATTAAAAGAAGGATATAATATTTCTGAAGATGATTATGATGCTGAGTATAAGTTTGAAGAAGAAAATCCTGTAAAAGCATATGAAATAATTCTTATTATTGAAAAAGGTTTACAAGATATGCTAGCAAGACCAGAACACTACAGAACCTTTGATTCACCAAATGGATGGGGTTTATATGTTCACTTTATTCCTTTTGTAGAAAGATACCTTGAGGCATTGAAAATGTATCCGGAATCCTTTGTTGAATGTGATAGATAAATATTATGATAAAAAATTTAATAAGTAGATTTACAATGGTCAAAACCACAAGAGTAGGTTTTTATGACCGCAAAGCTGGTCAAATGATTTATTACTGGCAGGATTGTTATTTTGAAGAGTATATGGCCGCATCTAAATGGGGTTATAGAATTAAACTAAACTAATTATGAATGGACTAGAACAAATAATCCTAAACAGAGTTCAGTGTAAAGAATGTAAGGAGATATTAACTTCTTATTATGGGCATGATTATAAAACATGCAGTTGTCCTAATAAAACAATGGTAGATGGAGGTAACAATTATCAACGTTATGGAGGTGTAAACCTTGATTTAGTTGATACAAGTTTTACTGTATATTTATCAGAAGATCATCTTGTTAACCGGGATTTTTCTTATTGGGGCAACAGAGGTAAAGATGGTAAATCACCTTTATCATATAAATCAGTAGCAGAAATGTCTAATGATCATCTTGTAAACATCATTAAAAATATGTCAGGTAGAATGGCATCTTGGATGGAACAAATTATTGCAAAAGAGTTGGAATACAGAGGTATTAATAATATTATTGTACCTGATTAATTAAAAAAAAGAAAAAAACATGGATTATTTTGAATTAGAATGCGCAGTAGAAGCGTGGGCAGAAGAAAAAGGTATTTTAGCTAATGCCACAACACTTAGACAATGTGATAAAACACAGGAAGAAGTTAATGAATTATACACTGCTATTAGAGAGGACAATCGTCCTGAGATCATTGATGCTATTGGGGACATTGTAGTTACATTAATTATTCAATGTAAAATGCAAGGATTAACCTTGGAGGAATGCCTTGAGTCAGCATACAAAGTAATTAGTAAGAGAACCGGTAAAATGGTTAATGGACAATTTGTAAAAAACAATTAAACCAAATAACAATGAAAAATTTATTCCAATATGCAGTAATTCTGCATGAAAATGACAAAGATGGTGTTTATGTAGATTCAAAAATCATCATTGAACCAACCACAGTATTAGCTAAATCAGAAAAAGACCTTGTATTTAAAATCACAAGAGAAATTCCTGAAGAATATGCCACAAATCCTGACAATGTACAAATTGTAATCAGAAATTTTTAAGTACTCCTGTGTTTTCCAATGCTAGTATTACTACTGGCAACACCGGAGTTATCTTTGGAAATTCATTACTTGGTACTCGTACTACAAATGGTACAAATACCTTTTTAGGAAGTGGTACTTCTAATGCCTATACACTCACAAATGCACTAAATGTAAATAATTAATATTTATATTTTGTTTATCTAAACATTTTTTGTACATTTACACTTTAAAAGTTTAATACTATGGGTTATAATAAACCAAAAGAAACAACTAGGAATTACCTAGAAAACGCACCCTTACCAAATCATGGTAAAAGTTATACAGTTATATCACATAAACAAGTGATAGATAACACAAAACAACTGCTAGCAGATAGCGGTTTTATTATTCAAAAGGAATTATATAGAGCAAATATGGATGCCAATGTAGCACAAGGCATATATCATATCTTACCAATCAACACTGTTGATCCCACCATTATGGAGGAAAAAGAGTTGGGGATGATGTTTGCCTGGACAAACTCTTATGATAAGAGCACACGTTTTCAATGTGCAATAGGTGCATATGTTATGGTTTGCCATAATGGTATGGTGGCCGGTGACATGATGAACTTTAGAAGAAAGCATACTGGTTCTGCTGATCATGATATTAGAATGCAAATTTCTAATCAGATCAAGAATGGTGAAAAGTATTACAAACGTATCCTTAATGATAGAGATGCAATGAGAAATACTAATTTATCATTACAAGAGCAGGCTGAGATTGCTGGAAGGCTTTATATCAATGAAGATATCCTTGATGCTGCACAAATGTCTTGTGTTAAAGCTGAGTTAGAGAAACCATCATATGATTACCAATGTGATCAAGAAAATGCTTGGACATTCTATAACCACGTTACACATGCATTGAAAAAGGCCCATCCAAGAGATTGGTTATCTGATAGTCAAAACTTTCATGATTTCATGACAGCCAGAGTATTATCAAAGATGAACATTACAATGAATGATGACTTAGATTTATCTGAATTTGATACAACTCAAGATGCAAGTTTAAACATTACTATGCAAGAATGGAATGAAAATGCCATTCAAATAGATGAAGATGTAACACACTCTAGATTAGTACAAGATATATATCTAGTCAAAGATTAATTATGTGGACTTTGTTAGCAGCTATATTTGCTTTTATATGCTTTTATTTGTGCATAACAAATGATCCAAAATAATTATGTAGGTAAACCAACAGGGGGTGGATAAAACCATCCCCTTTACCTTTTAAAAAATGAGTATAACAACTGAAGAAAAAGCAAAACAAATTTTTATTAAGTTGGGTAAAGCTGACGCAGAAAAACATATATTACAATGTTTATATCTAGTAGATTTAGATTTTAAGCTGGCTGAACACTGGAATGAAATTTTGACTGCTTTTTATATATTAACTGAAAAAGAAATAAAAGATGAAAATAAATGATTTTAAAGGGGTTTTTGTACCTCCAGTAAAGAAGTATTATTTAGGCAAAATAGTTTATGGTACACCATATTTTCAACCATGGTATTTTAATTCTACTATTTTAACAATAAGAAAAGAAAAACCTAGATTTTTAAGATGTAAAGCTTTTAAACTATTTGGTTATGAAATATCATATGGTTGGCCAATTGCTTTTCATTCTAATGATTTAGGATGGAAAGATAAATTTGATTCTCCTAGATTTGAATGGGCTCCATCATTTATGATATTCTTTTTTAATTGGCAGTTTGCAATACATTGGCGTTCACCAGATAATAAAGATGATAAATATTGGGAAATGATATTATGGTGGAAACATTATGCTGATAAGGATATACGTAAAGCTAAAAAAACATGGCCATGGATAGATATGGAAACCAAAAAATCAACTTGGAATCATAGTTATGTAATTAAAAAAAGATTATGAAACCAATACATAAACTTAATGGCGGCCTTGGTGCTACACTTTGTCATAATTGTACGGTTATTATAAGTACAGGTTTGACAAAAGACTTGTATTGTGATAGATGTAAACCAAAAGATAAAAAAACCAATATATTGGTTAGATTATATAAAAAATGGGCATAATAACCATTATATTAGTCATTATGCCCAAAATAATTATACCAATTAGTATTATACCAAATGTGTTATAACTCGCCAAAACTATACAAAAATAGGTACATTTGGCGGGTTATAAGTTTATTATTGTGCTGTATATTGCACTATAAGTACAAATACTAACATAATTTTAAACTAATTCAAGATAATGTGTCTTATAATGCACAAAATTAAGTTATTTGTGCATTATAACGGTCATTATTACTTTTTATAACGGTCATTACTCTTTTACAGGAATAGGTGTACCTACAGGATAGGGAGCACCAACTTTAGCTGCTGTAATTGATTTCATTCCTGACTTTACAGGAACTGCTTTACGTAATGGTACAGCTGCTTCATTTAAGGGCCCATAGCATCTAGCTAATACAATACCCGTTGAGGTTGTATCAAACACTACTGCTGGCATGCAAAACATATTACTTTCACTTGTTTCAGGTGAATCAGTATTTACTACAAATGCTCTATTATTTGGTGGCAACAATTCCCATTCTTTAGTTTCTGGATTAAATTGAGGAACACTATCAGCAGCATCAAAATACCAAAACAAAGACCAAACAGTACTATCTGTTCCATCAGGAGTTTTGAAACTGTTTCTTACATTAAAGTCACCCCAGGTTCCACCACTACCATACATAGCTAGGTTAGAAATTGAAGGACCATCTAATACAGGACAAATAGCACAACCTTCATCATAGGTTACACCTTGAATAACAATCTTTTTACCTGTTGGCACTGCACCAGAAGCACCACAAAAAGCAAATTTACCTTTGTGGATTCTTAGTACACCTGATTCTCTTTCATCAAGATCATCTTGTTGCTTTACGCAGCCAATTAACATTGTGATTGTTACTGCAAATAATAATAGTTTTTTCATAATTGATTTTTAAAATTTAAGATAAAGGGAAAACATTAGTAGAATCTGTAGAGTCTACAGCAATAAATCCAACATGTTCAACTTCATAGATGTACAATGGGGGATATACTATTTTATATAATGGAGCTCTAAGCGTTATACTATTCCATCTTTGATCATAACCCGCTGCAACTAAAGCTGCTTCAGATTCTTCTTGAGTCATCTCTAAAGGAAGTCTAATAACTAAATCTTCCATATAAGGTGAAGGCATACCTTTTACAGTTGTATCACCCAATGAATCAACAAGGACTACATAAGAAGGATATTTTAAATCACCTTTGAATATAACTTGCATTGCATTCATTTTTTCACCTGTGAATGCTTGATATAATTCAGCTGTTTTTGATTCTTGCTTTACTGCTTCTACAGCAGCTTGAAGCATTTCATTAAAAGTTAGTTTTTCCATGTTTAGTATTTTTTTGATTTTTTAACTTGACCACCTTTTTTCATCTGACTCATTGAACCAGATGGCACAAAACCGGGGTTAGGTGCAACTTTACTTTTCATTTTGTTAGGATTTAATTCATCACTTGTGCGTGATTGCATGCTTCCACCTATTTGATATTTTTTCATATTGTTTATTTTTATTTATTAAATGTATACTTCAACTCTTATAGTAGCCAAATCAAATAAACCATTTTGATATGTACCTGCCATATTATAAGAAGCAAAAGTTAATGTTGTACTATTTGTTCTTTGAATAGCAGCACAATAAGGTGTTTCAAGATTTACATTGGGTGTAATAAATACTGCAGTTTTATTAAGTGTAAAAACAGGTTGAAGACAAGTTATTGTATATACACCAACACTAACATAATCTAATACAACACTAAAACCTAAAGTAGATTGTATAGATACTGGTGTTGGATCTGCACCCGCTACCCCACTTTGACTAACTAAAAATACAAGTTTTTTAGGTTCAGCACCATTTTCAATTGCATTAGTAATTCTACCTTGCGCATCAACAGTAAGAGTTGCATTATTATATGTACCTGCTACAACAGCAGTATTATCTAAATTTAAAGTAACACCAGATCCTGAAGTTGCAACTGATGATAAGCCAGTGCCTCCGGCAATTGAAAGAGTTTCACCATTAGTTATTGTATCTGGAGAACCAGTATCACCACTAACATTAAAACTACTCATTAAACCACTAGGAATAGCAGTTTCAATAATATTTCCGGTAGATGTTGTAGCTAACAAATATGTAGGTGTTCCTGTAAAAGTATTTACACCATAGTTATTTAACTTTAATTGACCAGAACCAGCTACTTCAAGTTTGTTTGCTATTGTACCCGCAAGATTAGTTGTTATACTAAATCTTGATGTATTACCTCCAGAGAATGAAGTCCAATCATAAGCAATAGAACCAGCAGAAACAGAGAATGAACTGCCATCTTCAATATTAAAGTTAATACCGGCCCCTAAACCAACAGCACCGGGACCAGTATTACATGCATTGTATAAACCTAATACAGTACCTATACCTGTATTATTAGCACCTAAACGTTCAAATCTTCCCGGAATACCACCAGCAGAATGAATAATTTTAATAGTTGGATATGTAATATTACTAATATTAGCATATACAGCTGCAAGTGAATCACCAAATCCTTCAAAATATCCAGCATAACCACCAGCTGAAGTTCCTTTGATAGCAGCACTTCCTGAGCTTGTACCTAATTGATTAACATTCAATATTGGAAATGCGCTTGTACCTTGTAAATTAATATCAAAAGTTTGAGTTTGAATTGTAGTTCCTTGTGCTAAAGTACCACCTAACTGAACGTTAGTTGCAGTACTCATAGTAAGACCGTTATTTGCAGTTACACTACCACCGGCAGTACCAGATGTAATTGCTGTTATGTGACCTTGGGCATTTGTTGTAATTGAAGAAGGATATGTATACGTACCTGCAGTACCGTAATCTAAATGATTAATAGTAACAGTATCTGTAGCAGTTGTTGATGTGCTTATACCAGTTCCACCTAAAATAGAAAGTGTATTTCCTTCAGTTATACTAAGTAAGCCAGTTCCAATATTACCAGCAACATTAAAAGATGTAATCCAAGGTGCGGGAGTCCAGTTTAAAGTTGTTCCATCAGAAATTAATACAGTACCTGAAGCACCAATTGATAATTGTTCTTTTAGATTTGAAGAGTTACCTCTCCAAATAGAACCATATGTTAATGCTTCAGTAACATCATCATTCTGCCAAAAAGCTTGGCCACCACCTTGACCAACTAAAACTTGATTAACCAAAGGTCCATTGCCGGCATTATCATAAAGTGTTCCATATAATCTAACAATATCAGAAATATTATTACCTAATGAAACATTTCCATTTAAAAATGCTGCACCAGTAACTGATAATTCACCACAAACATTTAAGTTTTTAGCAATACCAACACCACCGTCAACTACTAATGCTCCTGTAGTACAATTTGTACTTTCTGCAGTTCCATTAATATTAACAACTGTAGCTGCACCACCCACTTCTATATTAGTAGTGGTACTTCCAAAATTAATAATAGATACCGGGGCAGTATTTAAAAGATTAAACGTTGCTGTAGTTGCAGTTAAATCTCCACCTGAGATTTGAACATCTGCAAGTACTTGTAATGAACCAGAAACATTAATAATAGTATTAAGTGAATTTTGTGTAATGATGGAATCTTTTAAAGTATCCCAATTACAACTACCTGACGGATCAGTATATACAGGAATATAACCAAGATTACCTTGCCCAGGCAAAGTTCTTGTCATATCTTCTGTAGCTTGACAAATAAAATCACCCCATTTAATTACAAAAGGGTCCATTTTAGGAGTATATCCTGACTTATTATTTAAACTACTTGTTTGATATAGTTTACCAAACTCAAACCAATCTTTAGTTTTATCTAAAGTTGTTTTTTTTTGGTTCCTATTTAATAATCCTAATGCCTCTTGTATGAAAGTGCTCATAATTTTAAATATAAAGTGCAGCTAAAGTCACTGAAGTAATAGCTGTACAAGTTATTGTAATAAATCCTTGTGTATCATTAAAGGCACCCGTTTCAAATGGTCCTAAAAATCCTGATTGCCCGGCTGGTAATACTAAACTTGCAGTTTCCTTAACTAGTTTTCCTAATACAGGATCTATGTATACAGTTACTACAGGCACTACATTTGCAGTTATAGTAACACCACTAGCATTTTTTACATGAAAATATTGTACTCCAGTATTGGCAAGTTTATCTCCACCAGCTGCTGCTGCAGAGTAAGTAGGGATTAACCCTGACTGTAAAATTTTTTGTGCTACTATAGTTGCCATGTTATTTATTTTTTATTAGTTCTATAACCACTTTTAAAAGCAGCTGATTGAACAGGTTCATTTGCTCTTGTACTTGACCTAGGAATGTTAATTCCATCTTTTGCTTTCTTGATACTTCTCAATACTTGAGCTTGATTCTTTTTTCGTTGAATAGCTGCAGGTATAGAAGTTGGATCATAATATCCATTTGTTGTTTCTCTTTGGTATTCTAATCCTTGCATAGGAAAAGAGATACCTGTTTTTGGACTTTTCATTATTATTTCTTTTTAGTTATTACTTTTTTAACTGCCATTTTTTTTGGTGCTGACATAATACTACCACCATTAGCTAATGTTTGTAATCTTTTAGCTTCAAGACCCGCAGCCTTTTTAACATCTCTCATTAAAGATGTATCATTCTTAATTTCTTCTGCTCTTTGTAGAGTACTTAGTGCAGATTGAATTTGCCATTTGCGTTCTTCTGCTTTACCTTCTTTATTTATCATGATTTTCATATTTATTGGTTATTATTTTTATCAGAATGTTCAGCACTAGTTCCGTAATAATATGCAAATATATTACTTATAACTACACCTTGTATCATACCCATTAATTGCACAAATAAATCATTATCTTTTACAGTAGGTATATATACAACAGCATAGATTGTAAATACAAAAGAACCAAGGCCAATTACACCAGTAATTAGCATCATTAAATCTCTATATTTTGATCTTTTAGTTTCCATTTTTATACTTGTGTAGTTATAATACCACCACTATTACTTATAGTCACTTCCCATAAAGTATTATTAGGCGCAGTTAATATGATTTTAGTTGCATGATTGAGTGTAACTTCTGTTCCTGATTGACTTATTGATACACCTGTACCTTTTAATGATTTAAAATTAAGTGTCTCACCAGTTTTACTAGCATATAAACCAGTACCTGTACCAAGATTACTTGCTAAATTAGGTTCACCTGTAGTGGTAAGCTCAACATAATTATCATCTACTGATTCATTAATGGTTAAGTTAGTACTTAGTGACTTTAGAGATCTAAAGTAATTTGTACATACATTGGTTATAGGATCAATAATTTGTTTTTGAAATACTTGACCTGTTCCTGCTGCCGGTGTAGTTGGAGCATTTACATTATCACAAAATGCCGGAGCAATCTTAAGATCTTTAACTTTAATAAGCTTAACAGATTTGTATGGTATAGGTGAAGCTACGCCAGTCATATCTGGTTGTTCATTTACACCAAGTACAATAACATCTTCAGGTGATGCAGTCTTAACAAATACACCCCTTTTAATTAAACTTAATATGTCAGTTAAAATATTCATATTTTTTATTTTTTAGATGACCCAGAATAAATAAATGCTGTTGGTACACCACCACCTCTATATTTTTTTGTTTCTGATTGAATATAACCACCCATTTTATATGCTTGTTTCTTTCTTGAACCATCAGCATTAGATGCATATCTCATAGCATCACCACCTTTTCTCATTTTTTCAACCATAGATCCTTGCATAGCATCATCTAATTCTCCCCCTGTTCTACACAATAGCTTTACGCTTTGTTTAGATATCTTACCTTGTTGTAAACCTTGAGCTTTCATAATTTTAATAATCTAATGTAAATGTAGTAAATAAGAAATAAATTTTTATAGTCCTATACTGATATGTTCTATCAGCAGCAATGTATTCCCAGCCCAATGCAAATCTATCATGTGGCCAGTGAAATTCAATTTTTAATGTCCAGTCTTCCATATTATTTACCTTGTCCTTTATATTTTTTCTTATATAACTTTGATGTCTTAATCTTAGACGTTTTAGTCTTAGCATGTACACCGGGTCTACTTACTTTTGCAGTAGGTTTAAATGTTGTGGTTTGTGTTTTTGTTTTAGCTGCCATTGTTTTAAAATAATTTATATTCTACAAGTAATCCATATTGATTATTAATGGTTGGCATTCCTATATATTGAATACCAAAATTAACTTTTTTACATTCTAAAAGTATTCTTCCAGAAAATAAAGGTGTATTAATTGTAAATCCTGAACTTTGAACTCCAAGATAACCATGGAATTGTGGTTTAGGTCTTATACTTAAAACTTTATTCTGTGCACTAATGTAATCCCTTTGAATAAAAATAATACTATCTTTTATTTTTATTGTATTTTCTAATGCTACAACTGTATTTTCAAAGTTAAAGATTCTTTTTTCTTGTTCATTTGAAATATTTCTTAAAAAATCATATTTTACTAAATCAGTAGCAACTGCTCTAGCTTGTCTTTCAGAAAGAATAACAACAGAGTCTTTACTTTGGGTAACGTTCTGTGAAATAGCTTTGAAGCCCACTAACAGGAAGGGAATCAATAATGCGTATTTTTTCATATTCTTTTTGTTTGATTATTTTAATTCTAGTTACTATAAGTGTATCAATAGTTTTAAAACTATCTACACTTTTTAATTCAGCATTTGCTTTTTTTTCTAATTCTTTAACTTTAGCCTCTAAAACATATGCTTTTTCAACTAACTCTTTTTTTTTAATTTGATATATAAATACAGAAATAAACCAAACTATAATTAATATACCACCCAGCCACTGTTGTCTAAAAAATCTATATAGTTTATATAAATTAACCATAATTATTTTTTGGTTTCTGTTTTGGTTTTGGGTCTGTAATATTTTTTTTTTGGTTTGGTTGGTACACCTTTAACTGCATCAACAACATCTTTAAGTTCTTTTTTAACCAACACACTTCTTACTTTAATTTCATCAATTGCCTCAATTGCTTTTTCATCAATTGTTGTCTTAGATAAAACCCAATTATATCCTTTTTCTAGTGAAAAAGTCCATATTGCATATAATACTTCTTTAAACATAATTTATTATTTTAGTTAACATTACCTATACATAATATACAAATTCTTATCTATATAAGCAAATAAATGATATTAGTCTATATATTCTTAAGTCTTTGATTTTCTTTTTCTAAATACTCAACTTTAACGTGTAGCGTACTTACTTCTTTTGTAAGTGAAAGGATCTGATCTCTCATCAAATCTTTTTCAATAGCACTATCTGTTAATAATTGCTCAAGTCTTTTGACTCTATCTCTTAAATCATCTCTATACATATTGTGATCAGTTCTATCTTCTCGTTCTAAGTCAGTTTTTAACTTTATTCTTCTTTCATAAAATTTCCATGCTCCTGCGGAGAATAGAACAGTCATCATTGTGACTAATACGGTTGTTACATTATCATATGATGTCATTGCTGCATTGTTTTTGTGTTCTATAATATTTTGATGTCATTGCTACTAAATTTAAAAAAGATATAACTGATGGTAAAAACCACAACCAATGTGTAGGATTAAACATTGCTCCTTTAAATACAAATGCTAAGATTACAAAGATTGAAAAGATGAATGATCCATAAGCTAAAGTTTTTCTTACTTTGACTGGATGAGAACAAGTTGCTTTAATCATAGATAAACCCAATAAGATACTTGGGATTATGATAAATAAGTTACAAGAGAACTCAAAGCACCATATAATTGGTAGTATGATAAGCCAAATTATACCAATAAGTATTTCCATTGGTTCAGTATCATAATAACTGAAAATATTAAGTATCCTACTTTTCATTATAAATATATATATCTTATATTTGCCAGGTTATTTCATTGGCTATACCCTTATAATATACAAAAATAATTTTACAAATTAACTTTTTAAACCAAAAAATCATTATGAATAAAGTCAACCCATTAATCTTTAAAAACAGATTTAACGTAGAGTTTCTACCAACAGAGCCAATACTTGGACTCAAACTTATTAACTGTGAGGTATTGTGTGAGGATGAAAGATACCGTCAAGTCACAGGAATAGAAGTGGGCTTCATTTTTTTTACAATTAGTTATGCAAACATGCATCCCAGTAACTAAAAAGTCTTTTATTTTTAGTAAATTATATATACCACCAAGTTCTTTTTTAGAACTTTAAAACTCAAAAATACAATTTTATGAACAAAAACATTTTTTTACCACGGGTAAACATATTGCCGTATGAATACCCCCAGTTATTAGCATATAAAGATGCAATTAGACACTCATATTGGATACACACTGAGTTTAATTTTACTGAAGATATCCAAGACTTTAAGATCACAATTGACTCTAAAGAAAGAGAAGTAATCAAAAGATCTATGCTAGCAATTGCTCAAATTGAGGTTAATGTCAAAACCTTTTGGGCAGACCTTTACAAAAGAATGCCAATCACTGAAATTGGTGATGTAGGTATGACGTTTGCTGAATCAGAAGTAAGACACAAAGATGCTTATGCACAACTACTTAGAATCTTGGGCCTTGAAAAAGAGTTCCAACATGTAGTAGAAATCCCGGCTATTAAAGACAGGATAGCATATCTTACCAAATACCTAGATGGTACCAGAAGCAAAGACAATAAAATGTACACTAAATCAGTACTTTTATTTTCATTGTTTATTGAGCATGTCAGTTTGTTTAGCCAATTCTTAATCATGATGTCTTTTAACAAAGAGAAAAACCTATTTAAAGGTATTTCAAATGTGGTTGAGGCAACAAGTAAAGAAGAAGAAATCCACGGAAACTTTGGAGCTGAACTGATAAACATCATTAAAAAAGAAAATCCTGAATGGTTTGACGCTGAGTTTGAGGAACTTATAGATTCTGCATGTCAGAAAGCTTATGAAGCTGAGTGCAAAATACTAGACTGGATCTTTGAAAAAGGAGAGTTATCTTTTCTATCTAAAGAAACAATTCAACACTTTATCAAAGACAGATTCAATAATTCACTACAAAACATAGGTATGAAAGCCTTGTTTGATGTTGATAATGAACTACTTGAAAAAACTCAGTGGTTTAACATTGAAATTCTTTCAACAAAAGAGGGTGATTTCTTCTATAAAAAATCAATTGATTACAACAAAAAAGGAAAGAGTATAACAGAAGATGATTTATTTTAATAACAAACACATGGAGTATAAAAAATATTATTGGCTTAATGAAGATAGCCGCACCTTTTTATCAAGAGGTTATATAACAGAAACACCTGAACAGAGAATTAAAGACATTTCAACAATTGCTGAAAAGTATTTAAAGATTGATGGTTTTGCTCAAAAGTTTGAGGAGTACATGGCCAAAGGGTTTTATAGTTTATCTACCCCTGTGTGGATTAACTTTGGTAAACAAAAAGGTTTACCTATTAGTTGTTATGGTTCTAATGTAGATGATTCATTAGATAGTATCCTAAATGGTGGCCGTGAGATTGGTTTGATGTCAAAGTATGGCGGAGGGACAAGTGTTTACTTAGGTAATATCAGACCAAGAGGTGCTGTTATTTCAACCGGGGGCCATGCAGATGGACCAATACACTATGCTAAACTTTATGATACCACTGTAGACGTATGCAAGCAATCTGAAGCAAGAAGAGGAGCATGTGCTGTATGGTTACCATTAGAGCATTTAGATGCCTTAGAGTTCTTAGATATTGGTACTGAGGGAAACCCAATACAAAATCTACAATATGGTGTTACAGTAACTGACAAGTGGCTAGAAGAAATGAAAGCTGGTGATGGGGACAAACGTAAAATATGGGCCAAGGTAATTCAAAGACGTAATGAGTTTGGTTTTCCATACATTATGTTCAAGGACAATTCAAATAACAATACTCCTTATAAAGAATTGGGCCTTGAAATTACTGCTAGCAATTTATGTTCTGAGATTCAGTTACCAACGGATTCATTCAACTCATTTGTTTGTTGCTTAGGATCTATCAACCTGTTGCACTGGGAAGAGATGAAAAACACAGACGCTATTGAAACTTACACATTATTCTTAAATGCTGTAATGGATGAGTTTATTAAGAAGGCTGCTGTAATGCCCGGTATGAAAAGAGCATATAGATTTGCAAGTCAACACAGAGCAATTGGTTTGGGTGTTTTAGGATACCATTCACTGTTTCAATCTAAATTGATTGATTTTGATTCATTGGAAGCTAAAATGTTAAACTCTCAGATCTTTAAAACACTTAAAGATAAAAGTGAGGCGGCCTCTAAATGGTTGCATGATTCTAAGGGTGTTGAGTCAATTAGAAAAGGTTATGCCAATTCAACATTGATTGCAATTGCTCCTACTAAATCAAGCTCATTCATCTTAGGACAAGTGAGTATGGGGATTGAACCAATCAAATCTAATTACTTTATTAAAGATCTGGCCAAGTCTAAGACTATCTATAAGAATCCTTTCCTAGAGTGTGAGTTGGATAAGTATGGTATGAATACCCCGGAAGTATGGAAAAGCATCTTGAAAAAGGATGGCTCAGTTCAACACTTAGATTTTCCTACAAAAACAGTATTCAAGTCATTCATTGAGATCACCCCTAAAGAGTTAATCTTGCAGGCGGCTCAAAGACAAAAGTTTATTGATCAGTCACAGTCACTTAACTTAATGATTCATCCGTCTGTTCCAGCTAAAGATATTAATCAACTGTATCTGTATGCGCATGAACAAGGAGTTAAAACTTTGTACTATCAATTTAGTCAAAGTTCAGCTCAAGAATTTGCTAGAAACATTTTGGATTGTGCAAGTTGTGAAGGATAAAATCAACCTATAGGTTTATTTAATGTATGATAAAGCCATCATTAAGTCCCATTTTAGGGTTTAATGATGGTTTTATTACACATTATATGTTTTTGCATATACATTAGCCTTATTGCGTATTGCAATATGCAATTGCATATAATTACTTGATATAGAAGTCTTGTGCTTTAATCATATTATCCCACTTCTGTATTGAGTACAAAATAGGAATAACATCTGCCCAGTTTTTGTACAATTTTAATTGACCCTTGTTGGGTTTGTTTTGATATACAAAATCTTTGTCAGCATAAAATTCATCTTTACTTTCATATATATAAGCTAATGGTGTCATATAAGTTAATTCTAAAGCTTCACCTAATTCACCTAAAGTTCTTGTAGTTGCAATTGGAGATTTCATCATTGAATATAGTTGTTGTTGACTCTCTGGAAGTGCAATTGTAAACAATACCATTTCTTTATATGTTCTATCTCCCTGAAGTCTTACAAGATTTTTAAGTCTTTTAGTTAATTCATCATCATCATCATCATTAGAAAGCACACCGGATAATAATGAATTTAATACAACAACACTTAACATAATACCTAGCTCACCCGTTGTTCTATAAAAACCTCTAAGTTTATCTTCAGCTCTTTGATCTATATTACCACCATCACCTGTAAAGCCGTATGCCTCTTTAAAACTTTCATTGTACTTGGCAGGATTTATGTTAAAATTACCCCTAACCATTTCACCTTTAGCATGATTTAAGAATTTAAAAAAGGATCTATATCTACCTTCAATCCATCCTAAATTTTCATCAAAGTATTCTCTTCTAAATCTAGATCTAATTGCGGGTGCAATCCACTTGTGAAATTGTGTTGCTAAGTTACCAATAGTATGACCTTGAATAACCATTCTATCTTCTTTAGCATAGTTACCATGAATTTGTTTATTCACTTCTCTAATTTCATTTCTTAAATCATATCTAAACTGATCAGTATATGGTTGTTCACTACCATTTTTATTTACAATAGTATCATAACCAGACATTAATTCATTTTTATGTGTTTCTGAATTGTATTGAAATGCATCATAAAGAGATAGTGTTTCACCTGTTGTACTATTTTTAACTGTAACACCCATAAGTATAGCCATTCCAACTTTAGTTTGTACATTATATTCCGCAGCATCTTGTATTACATAACCCCATTCTTTAAATCTAGACCAAATAGATTTGCTATCTAATTCAGAATTATTTTCACGGATATCTGTAGCTTTATCCATCATTCTAAACATGTCTACAAATGCTTCATATTTACTATTAGCTTTATCTGCATCATAAGTAGATTTTTTTAATCCTGTTTTTCCCAATGTTGCAATATCAGCAAGATCAGTTAAGGCGGTGCTTGTTCTAGATAATAATCCAGGGATACCTTGAACATTATATTCTTTAGATGCTCTAGCATAGTCTTGTTTACTAAAGTATCTGCTACCTAACATTTCAATACCATTGTTAATTCTACCCATAACATAGTTATTTAGGTTACCAAATGGGTTAAACGCTACATAAGATAATGAAGATAGACCAATAAGTTCATCAGCAATTTTATCAATCATACCTTTTGTTGCAAGTTCATTGTCATAGTAAATCATTGACATGTATTTCTTTGCTCTTCTTAAAGCATTAGAATCAGAACCTTTTATTGTTCCTACTTTTTTAAATTTACTATCAATTCTTGTTCCTGTAATTATTGCTGGATCTGCTGGTGTATAAGTTCTATTTTCAATAACTTTAACCATGGCAGTAAGAGTATCTTCAATTTCACCCATTACCTCATAATGTTCAGCCATTGCACTAAATTTGAGTAAACCAGAAGTCATATCTTTATTAAGTTCTCCTAATGAAGGTTGACTTCTAAGTTGTGCTGCTTTACCATTAAGTAATGCTAATTCTTGTTTATATTGTTCAGGACCAATTGTTCCTTTTTTCTTTTTATCTTGTAATGCTGTTATTTCTGTTTCAACATTTGCAAGATCTTCATCAACTCTTACTTTACCGGTATAGAATATAGGAAGTGAATTAACAAAATTACCCTGCTCATCAAGTAAAACATTTTTTTGAGTTGCTGTTTCTTGAGTAAAGTTTTTAATAGATCTAACTGTACTAGCATACATTTTAGAAACAATGTTTGGTTGATTCTTTAATGTATCTAAAACATTATTTTTAACAATAGGAACACGGCCTGACATCTGATCTTTAATGCCTTGTGGTAATTTATTTAATAATTCAGTTTCATAATACTTTATGAACATGTTATAAAAGTTTCTTTGAGCAATACTTAATGCATCTGTTTTAGTAGGATCCATTATTGCTTGATACTTTTTACTGGTCATGTTTTCACCAGATCCTGAAATTTCTCTAGCTACTCTAAATTGAACTTTTGGAGAACGTAATACTTGTTCTTTTGCAATTGCTCCTGTTGGCTCACCATTAGTTCTTAAAGCTTTAGTATATGTACCAAAGTTATAATACTTAGCTTCATACACTGCATAATCTCTATCTGAGATTCTTGGCTTTCTATACCAAGTTCCATATTGTTTATTCTTAGATGGTACCCAAAATTCATACCTATTTCTTGCGTTTATAAACTCATCAGTATATCTGTGATATTCACCATCAATAAAGTTACCATCAGCATCTGTTGATTCAGCTTGAAAGAATTTACTAAATGCAGCTTTCTTTTTAGCTAACTCAATATTGTATTTAATATCTTCTGGTTTTGCTTTATCTAGATTACTTACATCTCTGTATTCATATGGATTACCATTGTCATCATAAAGCTCACTTCTTAATGACTGTTGCATGTTGTAATATTGTTGACCAATTTTTTGAGTATAAAACCCTGTAAATTGTCCATCCTTATCATATTCTAACATAAAATCATAAAGACTTTGAAGATCTTTATTTCCTGAAAGTTTTAATAATTGCTCACCTGCATTTCTAATTACATTTTCTCTTTCTTCTATTTTATCTAAAAGTTTTTGTTTTTGACTTTTATATATTTTGTCCATTACAGCAAGTATGGTATCTTTTTGAGTAGCCATATCTTGGACATTTAATGCGTCCATTGCAATATCTGGAGCTATAACTAAAAGATCGTCTAGCATTTCTTCTGTAAAACCACTACCCTTACCACCAAAATCTTTGTTTGATCTAGTTCTAATAATTTCTTTTACATAATTTATGATAGCATCATTAATTAAACCTTCTTTACCATTTACACCTAAAAGTTTATTTTGTTCAAGTTGCATTTGAAGAACCAATGTTCTTTGCGTAGCATTAAGTTCTTTTGAATCTTTAATTGAATACAAAGCTTCAAATGTACTTAGGAATCTATTAAAGTTTAATGCATATGTAATATACTCAGGTTTGTTTACATTAGCTGGATCTTCAACATATGCAGTAAATTTTTGCATTTGATTTAAAGAAGCTCTTAACAAATTAGTATAAGTTTGAGATCTTGCTATTGGCCCGGTATTTATATTACTAGCAATGTATGCTAACGTACTTGCAATATCATCACGTGTTTGTGCTTTAGTTTTGTCTCTATAAACATTATTCTTAAGTTTATCCAATGCTTTATCTTGCTCTACTAAAGCAACACTATAGTTTTGCAACGCATCAAAAATAGTATTATACTCCGGATACTGTTGAGCTTCTATTGTATCAGCAATTTTTTCCATTGCATCAACATCTTTATCACCACGGTAGATAGCATCTTCTGCATTACCAATTGCTCTATCAAGACTTTCCTTTTCTGTATTATTCATTACAGATGGGACAAGCATATTGATGTACAATAAGTTTTCAGATATAGGATGTTCAACTCTACCATCTAATCTAAAGTTATTATTAAATACTTGTTGTTTTCCTACACCAGTTATATCTGCTTGTATGTGAAATGTAATTGCACCGCCATCACCTTCATACACAGTGTAACCCATGTTTTCAAACATGCGTCTGTAAAGGTTTACTTGAAGATTGTGTTGAGCTATAGTTGATAGCTTATTAACACCATGAATTTTTTTAAGATCACTACCAAGATATATTTTTGGTGAGCCATCAGCATTTAAAATAGGATTTCCTTTTGCATCTAAAGCAGGCATGTCCTCTTTTAACTCATATTCTTTTAACTCATATTTAGTACCCTGAGTTCTACCCGGTATTTTGTTTTTAACAGCATCAACAAAAGTTCTATCATAAATAGAATTTTTACTTGTCTTTAAATCAACAATTCTAATCTTACCGTTCTTATCAATAACAACTAAGTCAGCTGTACCAGCAAGCCTTGTTGCTTCATCAAATACAACTACTTGTGAAATACCAACGGCACCTTGAGGAATTAACTGAGTAATCTGTTCTTCTAACATGTCAAACATTCTTCCAGCTAGTTCTTCATTCAAAACTTTCATTTTAGGAAATGCTTCCTCAAATGATTGCTCTGATATAATTGCATCTAATAAAGCATCTACATCATTACCAATTGCTAAGTTAAGTTGTACATCTTCTTCATTAGCAAGTTGGCCTTTAATTGCTGTAGTAACAGATTTATAGATTTCACGGTTAGTAATATCTACATATGTATGATCTTCTTTATTAAGAACCACAATTGTATTTGCAGAAGCAGTGTCACTTAAGTTTGCAGACAATGAATCTATCTCTTCTTTTGAACTTACAGCAACATGAAATAATTTTTTAATTATCTCTTGCTGTATACTATTAGATTTATCTAAAGCTTTGTCTACTATCTTTTGTTTCTCAGGAGATAGTGAATATCTTACTTTAGCATTTGCTCTACTCTCAAGTTTAAAGCGTATACCTTCTGTATTTAAAAGTTTAGCAATATCAGTAAAGTTAGTTTTGTTATTAATGTCTTTTACAGATAATGGTTTACCTGTCATGTATTCATTTAAATTATTAATAACATTTAAAAACCAGTCCAGTGCTTCTTTTATTTTATCTAAGAATTTTTTGGTTGGAGTTTTTTCATACTCATTATTAAAATGTCTAGACAATGCTTGAGTTACTATCTCAAGATCTCTTTCTAGTTGGCTAAAGTTTCTATTATTATTATAAGCTTCAGTAATAGACTGAACCATTTCTGGGAAGTTTAACTTAGCTTCTGCTAATAAAGTATTAAACAATTCTGGGTTATCTACTTTAATTGCATCAATAAATGGATGCAACATTTCCTCAATTGCAGTTTCATTTGTAACTCTCCCTTTAACTAAGTAAGCAATACCATCTACAAAAAAAGAATTTATTTCTCTAAATTTAACTTTACTTTTTTGCCACTGAGGTATTGAATTATAAAGAGTTTCTGCATCAGCAACACTAAGCATTTTAACTTGTATTTGAGGAAACATTCTTTTTAAATGCATAACAACAGCTTTGGCTCTTGGTGTATCCCAAGATCTAGATGATTCCAACATATCTTTTGCAGTAAACATGTTTTGGTTTACTTCTATTTTATATGTTTTATCAGTTGCTATAATTGAAACAGAATCCAAAGGAATATTATTTGCCTTTAAGTATTCAATAATTTTATTACGGTTACTTTCTACAACTGCTTTATCATAAACTCTATCAATATAAAAAAGATCAGGATTAGTAACATTAATTAAGCTTAACCCAAATTCAGTATGAATAAGTTTTTTATCTCTTAAATTATTTAATAAACTCTCAGCAAAGCTTTTTTGTTTTAGTGCAAAAGCTACTTTATTATATTTAGCAAATTGTTGTGCTTCAACCACAGTAGGAAAAACATCTGTGCTGTTTGCATCTTGCCAACTATTAATAATATTATTTGTTGCAATTTCACTTTTATAAACTTTTTGTAAAGCTTTATATTCCGGTGTATTTTTGTTAGGACATTTTGCCATAGCTTATTATAAATTACATTGTTTTATTTGTTCAATAAATTCTTCTTGATTTTTATAGATACCATTATTATACATATCTATAAGATCTTCCAAAGATAATACATTATTATTTAGTCTTAGGTTTTCTTTAGCTTCTGAGTTTTTTTGAATGTTAGCATCCCAGAAATTCTCAATTGTAGAATAATCATTTTTCATTTCAGCTTCAAATTCATCATACAATTCTCTTTCAAGATCACTTATTGAATCACCAAGTGTTATTGCTTCACCAATTTCAGTAATGTCTGACTCAACCGTCTCTGCTTTTTCTTTTGGTTCAGCAGTAAGCAATGCCTCCATTGCACTTATGTTAGCAATGTTGTTACCATTAATGTTAACACCAAACTCATTTGCTTCAATGTCAGCATTCTCATCTTTCAAAGCACCCAGCTGAATCATTTCATCTTTTGATAGAGCATAGTTTTCTTCTCCTTCAAAGTTTATACTGTCCACATATGCATCTTGAGTTGTAGTTGCGTTTTTAGTTTTAATTGACTGTCTTACAGCTTTATATGTAGGTCTTTCACCAAACATAAATCCAATTGGATTTTGTTGATTAGAACCTTTTGTTTCTATTACATTATAAATTTGAGTTGTTAACTTAGGTTCTGATATAGATATAAAAGTTTTATAAAATAAATTACCATATGTATCTTTACCTTTTAATCTGATAAAACGTTTAGGAACACCACCATTAATTTTATTCCAATCAATTTTAACTTCATTTGGAATATTGTTTTCTCTTTTAATAGTAATTGCTTTATTTATAGCTTTCTCATTGAATGTATATAATAAAGGACCACTTATATTTGATAACAAATAATTATTAACAAAGTCAGATTTTAATTCTTCAGTGTTTAAACCAAAGACTTCTTTAACCTTTGCCTCATCATCACTTCTTAATGCAGCATTTGCTGTTTCAATTTGACTTAGATATCCATCCATTACAAAAGGACTAACAGCTTCTAATAAAGACTGGTATCCCAATTGTAATCCATCTTTAACCATTATGTAGTTAATTATAGATAAAGCATCATTCTTAGTTTCTAAAGAACCATATAGTTTAGCAAATGAATTTTGTAAATCTACTTTCTGTCCAGCATTTAAACTTCTGAATGTATTAGCATTAACTAAATTCAAACCACTTTGATTATCAGAGTCACTTGCTTTTTGACTTATTGCAAAGTTATCTAAAAAGAAATTATTTTGACCTGCTTCTGTAGTACGTAATCTATCAATAATATCATTAATTGATAAATAATCTCCTCCAGGATAGATCAATTCATTACTTAAAGTAGCCACAGATTGTGAATCATTTTTTAATTTGTTTTCCTGATATGCTTTAATTGTTAAATATGATAATAAATCTTTTGATATCTTAGATCTTACTTCCTCATTAAAATCATTTGAAGTAGTATTTATATTTTCATACACTTCATTTAAAATTGATTGAAAGTTTTTACTTGCTGTTAAAAATGTAACCGGTAACAATTCATTTTTGATTTGATTAAATATTTCAAGATATTTTGATTGCCAAGTTTTGCTTTTATATATTGGCTTAAGATTCATCATTGCTTTTTCATCAAATAGTTTATCAATCTGTAAAACTTTTTCATTTACTGCTGAAATATCTTTACCCAAACCATTTGTTAAACCTGCAATAGCTGACATGTTACTTGTAAAATCTTTAACTTTTACAGCATCTAAAAATAAAGTTAACATTGCAATCTTTTCTTTGCTTGTAACTTCTTGTGGATTGTTAAAAGCATCTATTAAAAAGTTATCAGTAATAGATCCATATGATTTATAATCAATTCCTAATTCATCTAATTCTTGTTTAAGTTGATCTTCTACAATAACTTTTTGTTCTACTAATAAATTTAATATTTTATTTTTAGTTAATTGAGTAACACCAGGATCTAATTTATCTTTTTTGTTTAGTGCTTCAGAATATATATCTTGTATCATTGGATTGTTGATCAACAATAAAGATGTTTTAATAGGTACACCCAGGGCAGTTAAATTAGCTACTACACCAAGAGCATGTCTATTTAAACCAAGTTTAGCAACAAGACGTTCTTTAGCATTATCTGTAGCCATTGTAATCAATGATGAAATAATATCTTGTTTACGTAATCCTTGTAAACCATTTGCTAGTTGTTCTCTAGTTACTCCAAAGTCATCATAAGTTATACCATTAACACTAATCTTTGGCCCCTTATCATTTATTGTGATACCATACTCAGTTAATAAACTTAAGTATAAGTTAGGTAATACAATTGCACCAATAGCAGCACCTTTGTTATTTGTGAATGCTTTAATTTTACCAATAATATTATTGATATCAATATTATCTTCTCTTGAACGTTCAAGTAATCCCGGTAATACTTCTTCTAATTCTTTTAATGAATCTTGTAATATCTGTAAACTAGCAGCTGTATATGAAATTGGTGTTTCATTTGCATTTGTTGTTTCTGTTACACCTGTATTACCCATTAAGGCATATTTGTAATCTAGTATTGCATTATTCATTGGAGCTTCATATGGCTCACGGAATTTCTTTTTATATTCTAAGTACTGCTCTTTTGTAATAGGTAATCCTAAAATTTGTAAAGCTTTGATACCATCTTCTGATAATCCCGCATCTGAAGCTATTTCTTCTTCTATATCTGTTACAGAATTTTCTATACTTGCAGCTTGGAAATCATTTTTATACATTTCTAATGCTTCAGCATAAGTTGTTCCCGGCACTTTAACTTTTTCAGATACATACTTTAAGTAATCTGTATATTTACCTTCATCTGTAGTTTGTTTACCATACTCATAGAATTTACCCTTGTCTTCATAGAACTCTTTAATTTGCATGTAAACTTTATCAATATCAAAATCCGCTCCTGATATCTCAATAAGTTCTTGAGCAAACATTGCAGATGAACCATAGAATGCAGGTAAAAAGTCAACATGTTTAACATTTATTGTTGAGTGATTATCTTGAGATGGAATACGTACAGCAAACATTTTTGATAATATATCAGGGAAAGCTGAATCAGTATTCTCAACTAAATCCATTATAGATTTAAAGTGAGCCGGCATAAGCATCTCAGTATATCTTTCACCTGTGAACTTACCGTCTTTATCATATTCTTTTACACCAGCTCTTAAACGGTCAAGGATAACTACACCTTCTTTGTTATCTTTAAGTGTAACTGATAATGTATCATACTCACCTAATGTAGGTTTGTTGGCCATATTATTCCAAACATTTTCTCTAATGATCTCAGATCTATCTGGCACACCATTTTCGTCTACACTAAATACTCTTCTATAAACTTTGGTACCAAAATCAGATACTAAAGCTACAGCATGACCTGGTGCTTTTTCTGCAAGTACTCCTTTACTTAAATAACTTAAGAACAACTGTTCAAATTTATTTAATGTAATAGGATTATTTAAATCATATTTTTGTTCTCCATCTTGAATTGAAAAGAACTCTAACAAGTTACTACTTGCTTGAGATGCTTTAAGACCCTCAGTAGCATATCTTAAGAATGCCATTAAGTTTGGAGTTATTTTGTTGTTTTGTTTGGAGATTGCAAGTTCTTGCATTCCTTTTTCAAAACTAAAAATTAAGTTTCTTTTGTTTTTATATTTTAATTCAACTTTAGCAGAAGTAGCAAGATTGTATGCAGTTCTGATTTGACCTACTGTCATTCCTAAAGCTTCTACATATACACTATCTTTTTGTTCAGAAGTAACAATGTTCTTTACTTGTGTTGGATCAATAACTTCTGTCTTATTTGATGGTGTTAATACTTGGAGACCCATGTATTTTGCACTTAATGTAGTATGTCCATTTGTAAATGAGTTAGTATTACCCAAATCACTAAGTGGATTTACACGTTGCTTTAACATTTTAAGTGCACTTAATGGTGCGGCTATACTAATTGTATCTTTAGTTTTCTCAATAGCTTCAAGTTTAACTCTTAAATTATGTAAGTCAACTTTATTTTCTTTAGCTACAAAAGTTACATTTCCATTTTCATCTACTACTTTATTAGATGTAAGTTGTGGGGTCAATACAAAAGCAGACATCTTGATAAATGTTTTACCATCACCATATACTAACTTTTTAGAGTTAAGCATGCTTCCCATATCAACATAACCATCTTGACCAAATAACTCTTCAGAAGATATATCTTCACCAGCTTCAATCCTATCAATAAGTTTTGCCTGAGCAGGATTAAGTTTACCAAATCCAAACCACATATATCTAAATGCTTTTGTAGTCATCCACATCTGAGCATCTGATCTATCAATATTCTTCCCTGTTAAAGCAGAAATACCCACCGGTTCTTCTAAAGAAACCAAACTAATATCATCAACAGTATGCATTACACCTAAATCTTCTGCAGATATAGAAGTATACGCACTATAGTATGCAGCATTCTGCATCTTAGCTCTTTTAACGGCATCAACTCCATCTTTTAATGTTACAGCTTGGTCACCCAAAAGAACATCATTTATAGATGCTGTATTTATCCAGTCATTAAAGAATATTTGTTTTAAGTTATATTCTTTATCATAAGTAAGATTAAGTAATTCTGCAGACTCAATTAAGTTTTGATCAGCTTTTTCTGTAGTAGCTAAACCTTCTGTTATACTTTTACCTAATTGTTCTTCTATTTTTAAATCTACCAAACCTTTAGAGAATACATCATATTGACTTTCTAACTGTGTATTAACAACAGTTCTAAAAGCATTATTAGTTACATTTAATTCTTTTAAAGCATCTTTTAATGAAGGTGCATCCTCACGTTTTGCAATTTCTTCTAAAGAACTTTTTAGTTCTGGAGTAAGTAATAAACCAGTATTTATTAATTGAAATGCTCTACCATTATCAGTGTTGTAACCAAGTTGAGTTTCTTCAGTTTTAGTTTCAGGATTTGACTCTCTTCTAATTCTATCATACTCAGTTTCAATTCTGTTAACAAATGCATCAATAACTTCATCAGTTAATACAACTTTACCACCCGGTTTATTAAACTTAACTGCTTTAATTACAGGCATATACATTAAATCTCCTGTATTTGATGCTTCTAATACTCTTAGCAATACTGGTGCTAATGCAGACTTAACATTTTTCTCAAGTATATTATCATAATATTCTACATAATCAACCTTGTTACTTTTAGTATTTAATAAAGCGGTGTAAGTATTAATTATACTTAGTGCAAATTCTTGTGGTGTATAATTACCATAAGTTGATTTATTAGATACACCTGATATTTTATCATTAAGTTCTTCTTCTGTATTATTAATTTTACCAACACTACTTCCTGCTATTCTTAATACCTTTTGTCTATTTTCTGCAGACATTTGTCTAAATGCCTCACTATTCAATAAGAAGTTATTTGCTAAGTAAGGATCAGATTCAATAAGGCGTTCTAGTTCAGACATGTCATTTAACTCTTGTATTCTTTTTAAATGATACGTTGGTAATTGATGTGCATATACTAAGTTACCTTCAGGGTTTTTAAATACAGATGCTCCAATTGTTTCATCAAAGGGTGCATTTTGAATTGCTAATGTTCTAAGTCTAGAATCAGCTCCATCTTTTCCTTCACTAAAGATGTCATTACCCTGTTGAATTAATTTATTTATTTCAAGAATATCACCATAGCTTATAGGTGTTTGTTCAGAATTAGCATTTAATAATGCTGCTTGTGCAACTGTAGGATTATTTCTTGATGATGCAATACTAAATGCAATAAACTGTTTACTTAATTTAATACCTGTAAGTCTAAAAATATCTTGTGAATACTTAGAAGATAACTCAGATAATTTTGGATCAGTAAGTTTTGTATCACTAGGTTTTAAATAACTTGCAAAATCTTCTAATGTTTTGATAGTTTCATTTTTAACTTTAACATCAGATTTAATTTTCTTTTCAGCTTGTCCCCAAGCTTGAGACCATGATTCTAGTTGTGAATTAATATCATCTCTTTGTGCAGCAGAATAAATTAATACTGCACCGGCATTATCTCTTTGTACAAATAAGTAGTCTACTCTAAATGTTGTAAATCCTTTTACAACAGATTGAAATAAAGCAGCATTTTTAATCTTAGTAGGTAATGGACCTGACTCTAATAATGTTTCTTCAGATATACCAAAGTCTTGTAGTAATCTTGTTACAACGGCACCAGTCTGAGGATTATCTAGTCCAAAGAAGTACATGTTCTGTAACATCTTTTTAGGATCATCAATATTCTTAACAGCTTTTAATAACCCATTATAAGCAGATACAAAGTTAATTGGAACAATTAGTTTTACTCCTGGCTTTAATTCTTTATTACCAAAGTAATCTGTTTCCTCTATTGTTGTTGTAGCTAAGTAACTTCTTAATCCTTCAGATAAAGAACCAAATCCACCAATCATAGAAGCATCCATATTATATTGCTCTACATTTCTTAAACCAACTTCCTCCTCAAAATACTCATTGTTATATTCTTCTTCTTGAGTTTGTTTAGTTATAATGTTTAATACTTTGTATACTTCAGCCTTTAGTTCATCAGAGAAATTATAAAATACTTCACTTATTTGAGGTAAGAATTTTTTCTGTTCATCTGAAAGTTTTTGATTTGCTTCAGTTTCTTCATCATATAAAGCAGCAAAATCATCTATAACGTTTTCAAGTATGTCCCCGCGTTTAACATTTGGATCTTTTACTTTTGCAATTTCTTGTATATACATAGCAGCTATACTTGAAACTAAAGGTTCAGCAATAGCACTATCTAAGAAATAGTACCCAACTTTATTGTTGGCATTCTGTTCTGTATCATATGGTAATAAAGCATTTGCTTCTAATGATACACCAGTCATTAAACTAGTAACAAACTGATTTGAATTTATTGACGCATTTTTAAACTTGCCAGAATCAATGTTTTCAAATAAAGTAAGTAATTCATTCTTAGTAAAGGATTTGAATACAGACTTAATCCACTCCATAATTCTAGTGAATAAAGACTTGACAGTAGAATCTGTCTGAGTTGACTTTGCGTTTGCTTTAAATTTTTCAAATTCATCAGCTAAATATTCTTCATAGTATTCTTGTTCTAATCTTTCAGGACTCATATCAGAATAAGTATTAGCTGAATTTTTGAATCTTTCTAATTCGGCTTTAAAGCTTTTACCTTCTGCTCTTAGTTTTGCCCTTACTTCTTTTCTAGCAATTGCTAAATATTTTTTAATTTCAGTATCAGATAATAACATTCTGAATACACCGTGGAATGCTTCATGATATTTAAACGGAGATTTAGCTCCAGTAAACAATGTACCATTAACAGTTAATCCTCCACCAATATTATTAAGGTTTAATACAAATGCACCAACACGTACTCCTCCAGCTTTAAGATTATTACCTAGTCTTTCAATATCATCTATTGTAATAAAATCTGGAAGATTTCCTGAAGCCCATGCTGTAAATACATCAATGTCTTCAGCATCAGCAATAGCATCTTCAATAGAAACTATCTTATTAGCTTCTTTTTCTAATCTTTTTCTGTTATCTAAAAGATCTTGATACTTTTTACTTTCTTTTACAGCTTTAATTTTAGCTGCTCCAGTTAATCCTTTAGTAAGTTCTGCTTTAAGCGTTTCTAGTTCTTGTTTAATACTTTCTAGAATACTTAATCTAATAGAATTTCTTAATAAATTAGTATCATCTATATTAATGTCTTCAGGATTTATACTATCTGTATCAAATGTATCTGCAACTTCTTCTGGAGTTACTTCATTGGATGCAATATCTTTAATTATATCATTTATTTCAGATGTCTTTCCATTAAATATTGCTATTTCTTTTTCTGATAAATCTATACGTTTAATTACTTTATCTGCAATATTATTAAGAATATTATCTGGTACAATATTATTATCTATAAAATTATTATATACTTCATCAGTAACTACATCTAAAACTTCTTCTGATGCAACAAACGCACTTTGTTGAACTACAGGAATATTTTTAGCAGCTTGAATAGCAGAAGAATCTGCAGACAATTGAATTGCATTATTAGATACTACTTGTGGAGCAACTTGTGTAGTTGTCTTATCAAGTATCTCTTGAACACCCGCTTCTCTAGAGTATGAAGCTCTAAAGTTTGCAGCTGTAAGATTTACATCAGCAGCAACTACTCCAGGTAATTCATTAAATTTATCTAATAGTAATTTAAGTTTATCATCAACTGATAAATCTTTATTTGAAATCTCAGATTTATTTAATCTAACTATACCTATTTGCTTATTGTTTGAGTCAGAAATTTCTAATTCAATTTTACCCCATGGACTTACTTGTAAAGAAAGTCTATATCCTGGTTTAGCACTAATAAATAATTCACTTCTTAGTCCTTTATTATAGTCAACGTTAAATCTTTTATCAAATTTTTCAGCATTAGCTTCAGGATTATCAGATAGAGTTGTTTCAGCTCTATTTATTAATTCAAGAAATTTAGCATTCAAATCAATAGACTTAGCCTTTAAATTTGCTAAGGCATATGTTCCATCAGGTAATAATACAACAGCAACATAAGCATCAGTTAAACTTGTAATACCATCTAACAATCCTTGTTTGGTTAAACTCTCTTCAACTCTATCTATTAATTGTCTTCTTTCTTCACCTTCAAGATTAGATATAGCAACTTTAGTTCTTGCTCCCCCTTTGTTATTTTCTAATTGATAGATTAAATAATTACCATTTTCATCAGCAGCACTAAATTGTAAATCTGCTAATGGCTTTGGAGATTTATCATACATTGTTACCCCTGGTTTAGAAATAAAAGATAAACCATTTGGCAATTTAGAAAGTGCAATAACTCCATCAGGATTATTTGCTACTAACTCAGGTAATACAGAACTCAATAAATTATTTAAAGCAAAGTTATTTTGAGCACGTTTTAAATCTTCTTCAAGACTTACTTCCATTCCTGCAGGAGTATAAATTATATTTTTATATTCATCTGTAGTCATGGTAGCTGGATTAATAACAGTACCTTGAGAATTAGTAATTGTAAAATTGGTATTTTGCATAAAACCAAAAACACCATTTGATGCATTGCTTTTATTTAAACCATTCTTTTCAATAGCAGCATCAATCTTAGCTTGTACAATAGGATTAGAAGTTCTAATTCCTACAGAGTATTTTGCAGTTATTGTTTGAATATATGGATTTGCTTCTTTAAAACCAGGAATAATTAAATACCCATTGTTTAATCCACCTTCAGGATCTAATGTAACAACTAATTCTAATCCATTTAAATCTTCAGGAGACAATACTGACATAACTAAGTTATATCTTGCAGTTGCTTGTTCCTGACTTTCTAACCATTGGTTAGTAACAGCATCTTTATTTCTGTATGCATAAGGTTGAATAGGTTCATTTATATTCAATCTACTAACACTTTGTGGTAGTACTTTAAGATCTAGATCTTGAATACTAAATGATGCTTTAAATTCACCAGGTTTAACGGGTATTGTAGCTTTTTTAGTTTCTTCTATTGAAGGACTAATTTCATCAGATGGTACTAATAATAATTTGCGTTCAGTGCCAATTTGTTTTGGTTGACTTACTACAATAAATTCTTTTCCTGTTTGATCATATACAAGTTGACCATAGTTTAACTGTACATCATCAAAAATAAATGGAGTAATATCCGGTGCTGCACCATCAATAGCTTTTTGTATAGATAATGCTTTAACTTTGTCACCCTCAATAAAAATACCAAATGCAGGAACACCAAATCTATTTAATGTTTCTTCATCTAATGGTTGCTTATATTGATCAACCAGTTGGTATGAAGTGCTTATATTTCCTTCTGAGTCAACAGTCTTTAATTCAATTAATGAAACAGCATTACCTTTTTTAACTATTGTTATATTCTTGTTACCTTCAACAGCTTCACCTTCACTAGGCAATAACTCTGTTTGACCTGTAACATCATCAATTGTTAATCCTAATGCATTAACAACATTCTGTACTAAATCATTTGTTTTACCTTCTTGACTTTGCAACCATGGTATTAATTTAGATTCACTTTGAATTTCTGCTTCAGTAAGTGGATTATTTGGATTTATCAATGTATCATTGTCAATCCAGATTTTCTTAACAGCAATAAATGCTGTTCTATGATTTTTACCATCTTCACTATTGATCCATTTATCTAAAGTAATTGGTTTTTTACCAGCTGCGGTTTGTTTAGCTGCATATTTAGCATAAGCTTTTTTCATTGTATTATCTAATACAACTGAATCTTTAACTGATACTTCAATATTTATATTACCTAATATATCATCTACATTAGATCTACCTTCTTCTGCTACTTCTTCCTCATCTTTAACTTCTTCTACTTTTTTATCAGGTCTAGTTTGTTCATAGTCATTTAGCAATGCTTGAATATCTTCTAGATCTTGCTTATCATAAGCAGATAGTTGCTCTCCTTTTTGATTATAAAATGTTTTTAAATATTTGCTATCTCCAGTTTCTAAAAACATTTTCATTTCATCAACTGCAGGAATAAAACCGGCTTTTGCAATTTGATTTGCTAATTCAGTTCTTTCAATTACCTCAGTATAATCACGTACTTGTTGTTCAAATATTGATTTTCTGTTTTTGTATTGTTCTTGTAATACTTCAGCTGTTCTTTGAAATATAACATCAAACTTTTGAGGATCATTCAAATACTCAATTGCTTTATCATATACTTTAGCTCTACCTTTTAATGCTGTATAATCTATAATTTGTTTTAACGCAGCATCAATATTATCTTTATTTACAAAAGTACCTGATGCTTGAGCCATGTATTTAACATAGTTTTCAAACTCTTTTCTAAGTAATCCTATTTTCTTTTTATTAAAAGAACCATCTTTATTTTGATTCTCTAGCAATATGTTTTTGAATGCAGATAATCTTTCTATTTTTTCTGTTTTTTCTTTTACTTTAGTTTCATTGATTTTATCTCCTGATAAAATAATAGCCTCTTCAGTTAACATTTGTATTTCTTTATCAATAGAATCTTGATCCAATAATACTGTTAAATCACTAGCTGCCATTTTTTCAAACAATGGTTCAGCTGCTAAATTTTGATATATGCTATTTGATCTTTCTAATGCTCTAGTAAATCCATCTTGGGTAAACATGTAAAGATATCTTGCATGTTCAAATGCAATTTTCTTAAGTGTTTCTTCTGTCCATTGTCTTGAACCTTTTTCATAAGATTCAGGTGTAAATGGATTTGGATTTCTATCTTTTGATTGACTATATACTTCTTCAGTTTTATCAATTTGATTGACCATACTTTGAAGACGTTCTCTAATCTTTCCGTTTTTAACATCTGCTTTACTTGATGGAAAAGCCGTAGCTAAATCTTCATCAGACATTTTCATATAATCAGTTAACTGATCTTGAAATAATGCAGCACCACCTGTAGTTAATACAGTATGGATCTGTTGAAACTTAGCAAAGTCAGTTTCATCAATAAAATCAAATTGATTATAAGCAATAGATGCTAATGTCTTTCCTTGAGCTGCAGCTTTTTGTAATAAAAAATTATATCTCTTAGGATCAAAAATTGAATTAGGATCTTGTGCTTGTTCATTCCAAACAGCATTATAAGTATCAACTACAGATTTAACATAGTCTTCTTTATTTTGTTTATACTGAGCATATTTTTCTGGATTAGAAACCCTTTGATATAAAGCAGGTACACCTTGGAAAAATAATTTTTGTGGCCCAGAAACTATACCACCCATTAAAAATCCTGACATAAATGTTTCAAATCCTTGAGATGAAAATTGTTGACCTATTCCAGCATTAACAGAAGCATTAAATAATTCAGATCCTCCATTCATTGGATCTTTTAATACAGAAGTGTAATAGTTTTTAGTACCTGCAGAAATAGCTTCTTGAGAAAGTTCTTGTATACCCTCTCCTAAGTTTGCTGCAAAATACCTTAATGAACCTTGACCTAACTTAGATAAGTTACCTTTAACTCCGGCATTACCAAGTGTTGTAGCTAATCCTTTAAGTCCTGTACCAGCATCTTTAAATGGAGATAATGATTTTACACCATCTTTTCCAACTGTTTGTGCAGTTTTAATAATTCTACTTCCAATACCTTTTGCTTGTTCATTAAATATTCTACCTAATGATTTATTAAAACCTCCCAATGAATTACCTAAAACTAATTTATTAGTTATGTATATTATAGGCATGTTTGTCATTGTAGTTGCAAATGCAGCTTTATGTGCATTGTTTTGAATATCTGCAACTTGTTCTGTTGTTACGGGACTACCATTGTTTTCAGCAAATTTAATATCCATACCGTCTTTAATCAATTGATTATAGACCATACCTCCTTCAAGTCTGCTTTCTGATAATGCTAAATTTAAAGCTCTAGCATCTCTATAAAATGCTCCAGCATACTCAGATGCTTTAGCCATATTGTTTAAATTTTGAGCAACTACTTCTGTAGTGTGCAATCTATTAACAGCGGCTATAGTTTCAGGAGCAAAAATACCAGCAAAAGCTTTACCTCCAATTTTACTAGCTGTCCAAAAATCTTTTGCTGCATCAATACCTTTTAAAGTATTCATCATAGTTCTTCCTGAACTATACATTCTACCAATAGAAGTTGCTTTACCTACATTTTTTGCTAATTCAGCTAATCTTGCTGCATTAAGTACGCTTCTTCCAGCTACAAGTGGTGTTGCTCCACCAAATGTTCCTACTTCTAATGCAGCTAATGCCAATTCTTCTACTGCAATAGAACTAATAATTCCTACTGTATATGCTGAGTTTAATAATAAATTATTTGTAAAACCCAAAGCACCACCTCTAGTTGAACTACCAATTGCCATAGCATCTTCAAACTCATTTGCAGATTTTAAATCTGCCACCATTGATTCACCACTAAACATGTCACCAATGTCTCTATATCCACCAACAAATCCTGTTCCCACTAAACTTCCAAACTGACCCCACATTCTACTCATATCATCATAGATGGTTGAGTTAGCATTATAATATGCTTCATTATCTGCATATGGTTTCCATCCTAATTTTTGAAATTCAGGATGCTCATAATAACGTTTGAAATTACTTTGAACCATACTAGCAAATGCGGGTGCAGCTACACCAGTTCCGGGCTTTATATTTCCTTGACTTTCTTGAAAAGCTTCATTCAATGATTGTTCTATAGATCTTTCAATTCCACCGGGTTCTTTTAAGTTTGGTGGATTTTGTTGAAGAACAGGATCAAATGTATTAGAAGATAGTGTGGGTCTTCTTGCAGCAGCATTTCCATTAGATCTAATTCCGGTACTATCAATCATTGGTTTTAATGCATCAAGTTGTTGCAATTGAGCTAAATCTATTCTGCTCATCAGAACATTGTTTTCTTCACTATCAAACATATCCATTACAGGTTGAAATGAATTATCTTTTGGGATAACACTTTCTGTAACTTGATTATTTAAAATTGTTTGGTTTAAACTATTATTTTCAATTGGATTTTCCATGTATTAGTACCTGAATTATTTTTTGTAAATCTAGTGATTTTTTAGTTTTTTCTACCTTTAACAGCAGAATTTCTATTATAATCTTCTGTGGACGCTTTTTTTATTTGTTCAAATTCTAGTTGTAATTTTTCTACTTGTGCATCAACTGCCTGAGCTACATTAAAATTACCAGTTTGTATTGGAACTTGTTTCCAATCACTTTCAAGATATGTACCATTAGGTTGATAAGTATTATACTTATATGTAGCATAAAACTGATCTGTTCCTGTTTTTACAATTCTATATGTTGCAGTTGGTGTCATACCATCTATTCCAGGATAAGTATACTCTGCAAATTTATCAGGACTAGCTTCAACAGCTGATAATACATTTGAATAATATTGATTGCGTTCTGCTCTAGGATTTATATCTTGTTTTTTATCAAACACCATACTAATTCCACTTCTCAATGCATCTACTTCGGGTTTACTAAATAAACCATATTCTCCTGCAGCACCAGTTGCTTCTGTTGCTGAACCTTTAACTTTACTTGATAACCATTCATTAAATCCATCAATAGTATAACCAGCTGTAGTTTTATTACCTTCACCAGCAGCACCTAATGTACCAGAATATATAATGTTTGCTCTTGGTGCAATACCCGCTGTATTACTACGCTTAGGATTACCCAACCATGTTGTCATATCAGCTATATAAGCATTATATGCTTTAGTAGCCAATGCATCAGTAGCTATAGATGCTTTGTCTTTTTTATCTGATAAATTACCAAGAACCATTGTATATCCACCACCTTGTGCATCTAACATCTTTTTTTGAGTTATCATTTGAGCTAAAGTAGTTTGACCTTCTGATGTATTACTTAAAGGATCTATAGGTGCTTTATAAACTGGTGATATAAACATATCAGTTGCACCCGATCTTCCAGCTAACGTACCTTTAAAAGTTCCCGTATCATACTTATCACCAAGACGGCCTGTTGCAGCAGCATTAGTTTTTATTTTAATTTTATCATATACATGTCCTGCTTCAGCTTCAATAGCAGCCATATCTAATTCAGTTACAGTTGTCTGTCTTTCTTTTGTTATACTACCTCCTTCACCATCTCTAGTGGTATAATATTGACCTGTACCTTTTTTAACAGTGTGCATATAATTACTACTACTTGTACCAGTATCCCATCCAATTAAATCTATATTTTTAACTTTTCCTTGTTTAATAAGTTCTACTACATTAGCAATGTATTCAGGTTTAGTTAATTGTCTATGTAAACCACTAGGTAATGTTTTATATATTCCTGGCATGCCACCCTCTTGCATTGAAGCTTTAACGTTGGCATCTTCACCTTGAACCAATACTACAGATTGATCATGTATATTTTTATACTTATTAATTACAGTTTCATATGTTCTATCAAGTACTTCAATTGTTGTGTTAATACCTTTAGGTGAATATATTTTTTCATACAAATCATTATACATTTTACTATTTGCTAAACCAGGGTACTTACTTCCCATTTGTTTTGGGTCATTTAATATTTTAGATTGTTCTTGATATAAAGCATCTATATCTTCCCAATATAAATATCCACCTTTTTCAGTTTTTGTACCAAGTTTCTTTTTTATTTGATCAATTGATCCAGTATAATTTGTACCCGCTACTTTTATTGTATACTTTTGAGTAGCATTACCACTAAGATCTTTATCTCCAACAGGTTTTAAAAATGTTAATATACTAGTTGCAGCATCAAGTTCTAAATCTCTAGCTGCAGTTCTTGGTAAAACATATTGATCAGTTAAATGATCAACTACATCTACATTTGGATCTGGTTTTCCATATTTATCTACTGGAAAGTCAGCATTTGCAGCACCACCAGCTTCAGCTCCACCACCTGTTAATATATTTAATAAAGGATTTTGAGATACAAGTTCACCTTTTGCTGCTGCCAAATCTAAATCATCTTTCTTTTTAATAGCAGCCAACTCTTTTGCATTTATATGTTGTTGTGCAATTTTACCCATATCAAATTGAAACTGCTTTTGTTGTTTAGCATACTCATTAACTTTCATAGTATACTCCATATCTCTAGCACCATACTCTTGAGCAGCTGCTTGCATTTCTTTTGATATATTATTATGCATCAAAAGACTATAAGCTTTATTTAATGTGCCTTCAAAATCTTTTACAGGAGCATTAGCTATTTTTTGAATATTTACCTTTGCATCTAATGCAGCTTTAGTTGCTTCATAAGATGAACGTTCACCAAGCATTGCTTTTTCATCATCTGATCCTGGAACAATACCATTACTTTTTTGATAGTTATCCCATCTAACATTTACATCTTCAGCAGTTTCTAAAGCTTTAATGTCTTTCTTTAAATAATATTCATTTTGTTGATTTATTCTTTTAATAGTTTCAGATGCCCAAGCATTTTGACCTTCTTCTTTAGTTGCAAAATCACCTCTAGCTATACCTTCTGCAGCAAAATCTCTACCTCTTACAAAAGCTTGATTCTGATAGTGTCTTTGTATTCTAGGATCATCTAATAAAGCTTTCTGAATATATTGTAATGCTGCACCTGTAACTAAATTACCATTTTGTTCTGTAATAACCCATTCAGTATTAACTGTTTTATTAGGATTTAAACCAAAATGATCAACCCTCATTTTTAGAGGTGGTTTCATTTCACCTAAAATTTTCTGAGACATCTCCATTATGTTAGCATTTTCAATAAATTTAGGTAAACCCATTTTCATTGCTTTATCAGCAGAAGCGTTTACAAAATCTTCCATATGATATTGTAAACCCTTTACTCCATCAACTGAATATCTACCCCTCATCTCATCATCTGGAGAACCCATAAGTCTATTTGCATAATCCATTTCTTTTCTAAAGTTAGAAGTATGCATCATATCACTGACTATTAAATCATCTTCAAAGAATGGAGCAAACACTGCTTTAGCAGAGTCAGCATTTTGTACCATTGATAAATCCATCCCTGAGATTTTCTCTAAAGATGGAGTTATTTGATTTATATATTGATCTCTTTGTTCTTTGGTATCTGTTCTGGACAAATCCGCATAAACAACTTTATTGTAAAGGTCATTAGTTGCCTTCCAATTGGTATTATACTTATCTGTTCTAACATCAAGTACAGCAGACAAAAATTTATAGTCTGGTGTAAATGGTTTGATGTCTGGTAAGTATGTTTCTACTCCTGGTACGTATGTTGCCATAATTGTAAATTACTAAAATTTATTAAGTTTAACAAGATAAATCATAAAACTTTTAAAGTTTATGCTCCCATCTTTCCTGTGTAGAATGGTACTATCATTCTTTTTATTTCTTTTCCTCTTTTATTTTGAGACAATGGACCAACTTGAGGTAAACCTCTTCTTTGTAATTCTGCTTGTGCATTGGTTATATTAGGATTTTCATTAGGGGCCATACCCATATACATTTCCATTATACCTTTATCAACTGTTTGATCTTTTGGTAAGTTTTTTCTTAATGTAGTATATGCATCTAGAAAAGCCTTTTGTCTATCTGGTTGTGGTCCAACTTTTTCATAAGCTCTTGAATTTGTATAATTAATACCACCTCCTGATGTTGGATCTATAGCATAGTGATCAAATGTTGAATTTAAGTTATATGTGTTAGCTCTATTAGTAAGTGCAGTATTAAATAGTTCAGCTTGTTTGCCAATCTTCCAATTCTGAAAGTTATCACTATTTTGCAAAGTCTTTTGGGTATCATCATAAACCTTCATGTTTCTACCTTGATTGATTGCATCAACTTGCATATTTAATTGAGCTTGCATTGGAGCTACCTGATTCATTATACCAACGTTATTAGTATTAACTCTATTAATACCTTGAGCAATTCCATCCATTGCAGTACCTTGAATATTTGAATTAGCCACAGCTTGTGGTCCACCTGCAGCACCTAATGCTTGAGCCATAGTATTTGCAGCTGATAAATTTGCATTAGCATTACTTCTCCAGTCATCTAATACATAATCTATTTTAGCTGGTGCAGCATCTGGTGCCCATGGTAAATATAAATTATCATCAATTAAATTTAATGCATTTAAATTATTTACATCTTGTCTCCACCATTCTGGTTGAGGTTGTATATATTCTTGAAGTTGAGAAGTTTCTAAAGGTTTTTTTGGATCTGGTTCTGGTTCTGGAATATCAAGACCTAATTCAACATCATTAGATTTTACAGGATTAAGTCTAAAACGTGGAGCATTATAAGTATGCAATCCTAGTTTACTATCAAAGCCTTGACCCCTAACATAACCTTTATCACCTGGTTTTTTCCAATATGGTTCATAATCTTTATCATTACCAAATGCTGCAATATGTTCTTTTCTTCTAACATCTTCAGCTTTTGTTTGAAACTGCGCCCATTGAGGATCATCGGGTGCTTTATCAAAATCAAATCCGGGTATTGTTGCAGCAACATCACTCCATCTATCCATAAAATCTGCTTTTGATTCTGGAGTTTTTATATCTGCAGAACCATATGCTTTACCAGTTTTATTTTGAAGTGCGGGTCTATTACCTGCTGATAATCTACCAGACTTATAAATACCAATAGGGCTTTCATTTATTGCTTTTTCTTGACCAGCAATAACTTCACCATAAATAGATACAGAACCCTGCCCTTTTTGATTTTGACCAGAAATCTTTTCTTTTTTTAATTGAGCTTCTCTATCTGCTTTAAATTTTGGATCTTCAGTTTTAATTTCTCTAAATTGATACATCTGTTGACCCTTTACAACATCACCTTTAACCATTTCATATTTACCAGAGTCAATCATCTCTTGTGCTTTTGCATAATTCTCAGTACCAGGTTTAAAAGGATTAGTAGGAGTTTCACCTTTAACTTGGTACTTAGCTATTTCTCTACCATATCTTGCCATACCATCTTCAGGCATACCCATAGCCATAACATCTTCATCAGCCATAGCTAATTGTTGTTGTTGCATACCAGGATCTTCAAAAGATTGTTCTTGTTGAGGTTGTTGTTCATCCATCTGAGCCATCATTTCCTGCAACTGTAATAACTGTTGTTGTTGATCAGGAGATAAAGCAGCAAAGGCTTTCATCTGAGCTTGTTTCTTAGTAATGTTTTCCATTTTTGCAGTAAAGTCTATAGGGTCTTCTCCAATAGAAACTAAGTATGGATGAGCTGCTAAAGGCACCCCATCTTCAAATTTCTTTTTAAGTTCTTGACCAAATGCTAATTTAGATAAACCCATCATGTTTTTCTTTAACATAAGTTCAGAACTACGTGCAGTTATCTCATCAGCAAATTGATCTTGCATAGTACCATAATATTTATTAAGATCATATCTTTTAGATACTTGAGCAGGAGTCATTTTTAATTTAGTTTCTATACCATACTCAGCAAGCTCTTCTTGATTAAATCTCATTTTATCTGTATCAGAATAGATAAAAGATTGTTCTGGTAAAAACATTGGCACACCACCTTTAGAGTGTCTTGGTCCTGTAATATTGTACAGACCAAATTGATTGTCATTGTTTAAATCAGTTAATACTGTTTCACCACCTTCAGCTTCAATGTTTGCTTTGTCTCTGGGTACGCCAGATAAACTGTATCTAACAGATTCATCTCTTGTAGTATTAAAATTAGCATTATTGTAATACTCTTGAGGTAGAGTAACTAATCCATAACCAGCTTGATCACCAGTTACATAGCCACCTTCTCTCATCATTTGATCTTCTTCTATTTTACCATTAACTAATTTAAAGCCTGCAGGTAAACTATTTATTTTAATTTTTGCCATAGTTATAATATTTCAATGTCAGCTCCCGCTGCAATTAATTTTGCTAATAAATTTGAATCAACATTTACAGTATTGTTTTCACCACCGTATTTACTCAAATATAAACCGGTTGTTCTATCTCCTTCACTTCCTGCAGTTCCTGTATTAATATCCCACAGTCCTCTTTTATTGAAAGGATCTTCTGCAGTAGCATATTGATAATCAGCACCTAACTTATTAAAGTTATCTTCTTTTGCTTGATTAATACTTTTATCCCTAAAATAATCATTAACTAGATCCGCACCTTGCACTGCAAAGTTAGACAATTTTGTATAACCTTGCATACCCGGACTATCCATAAATCTATTAAAACCACCTTCAATATTATTTGTTCTCTCTACTTTTGGTGGTTCAAAAGTTGGTGCAGCTGGTACAGCTGGCGTACTTGGAGTTTTTCCTAAAAATGAACTGGAAGGTGCAAATGATGGTAAACTTGTTGAAGGTGTAAAACGTGTTTGAGTTGCAACTGGTGGTTTTATTGAAGTTGCATATTTTTGATAATCATTTTCATCAATTGATTCTTGTCCCATTAAACCTCTTCCATTTGCATTCATCCATTCATCTTTAGACATTGGTTCACCACCAACTTGCATTAGATCTCCACCATATCTATATTCTTCTTTAAGATAGTCTTCATTGAGATATTTACTATATTCAGATGAAAGATCACTTGGACTTTTACTTTGATTTCTTACAGCATCATACGTTTTCCACTCATTAAATGATTTTTGCGGAATCCTTGGAGGTGTATTTGTAGGTTGTGTATTAAACATACCGGCAGTAGGTTGACCATTATTTCCAGTAGGTATGATTGAGTTTTGATTAACTCCCAGTTTATTAATACCCATATAAGTATTATATTCATATGGATTATCTGCACCTGGTGCATAAGATGAAGCTTGACCTTTATCATCAATACCAAGTGTAGTTCCTTGTGGATCATCTTTAGTACCAGTAATCATATCTTTGGTAGCTTTATCCATACTCTTTAAATAATTATAATCTTTACCCGCTAAAGCATTTTTATTATTATCTGAATTATAAATTCTTTCATCTATTGGTCTACTGCTTTGAATACCATCATAACTATTTGTAGCCGTATTATAATTAAATCTTGAGTTATCTAATACATCTTTATTATATTGATCAACTGTTCTTAAGTTACCTTTATTTTTTGAAGCATTAAATAAATCTGTATTATCTGACACATATTTATTTGTATCATTAGCATCTTGAGTAACTTTATAATTATAATAATCACCTTTAGTTGCATCTCTTATACCTGCTTTTTTCTTACCATCTCTAAAGAAACCATCTTTGATACCATCTTTATTTTCATCTGCACCACTTAAAAATTCTTTATAACCACCACCAATAACAGCAGCAGCTTTACCTAAACTAAAATTATCATTTGATTCAAATGCCATTGGGTTCATATACAATGGAGCACTTTGCCAATTCATATCTTTATTACCAGCAGATACATTATTAACTGCTGCTACTTTACCTTGAGGAACACCACCCATTTGATAACCAGCTAACTCTTTTATTCTATTCATATACATGTTGGTAGAATCACTAGACATGTTTGTACTAGTATTATTACCATTAGTATATTCAAAATAAGGTTTATCTGTAGCAGGATTTTTTTTAGTACTAGAATAAAATTGAGGTCCATTATCAGATTGATACATATATGATGTATCAGGTTTCATATTTAATTGAGGAGCATACTGATCTATTATTCTTGTACCTCTTTCAAATTTATTACTTTTATTAATTCCAGAATTAACTTGACTATTAATAGGATCTGTTCCACCACCATCTTGTTTTTTCCAACCAGCAGCATTCTTAGCAAAGTTTGCCATCTTAACTACAGCTGGTGGATACTCATCTGTATTAGACATAACTTTACTTGCAGCTTCTTGTACAGACATACCACGTGCTTGAGCCCATCTAGTAAACTTGCCTTCATTCTCAGATTTAATTTCTATCCCTGATTTACCCATTTCCATTCCAGGATCTTGCATTTCTTCTTCTGACATCTCAGCAGCTTCCAAGCTTTCATTTCTAGAAATTTCTTGAGGATTATTATTTAAATCATCAGGACTTCCTGGTTCATTAGAAACTTCTTCTTGTCCTTGACTCATTTGTTCAAACAAAGACATGATGTCATTTTCTTCAAAACCATTCATCATCAAAGCTTGACCAATAGTTTGTTGATCAACTTGTTGTTGAATTAAAGACATAACAACTTCTGCAGCATTTTGTCCTTGACTAATTGCTTGAGAAATATAATCTGAAATTTGTTGTACAGCGGGATCTATTGATTGTTGTTGTGGTTGTGCCTCAACTTGTTCAACAGTTTGTCCTCCCTCTTGCTTTAAACTTATTTTGTTTACTTTCACGGTGCTTACATTATATTATTAATATACAAATAAATCAATAGATTTACTAATTTTTAAAGTTTAAGAGTTGCCTACAATATACGTCATTATGTAATTTGCAGCACTCATTCCTAGTTCTTTTGCTTTACTATAATAAATCCTATTTAACTTATCATAGTTTTTTATTGCTTCTGTTTCATTTTCAATATTACCTTTTATATAATCTTTATACATAGTAATGTTACCAGAATTTAATTGGCCACCAAATTGTTTTTTATTAACAATAGCACCTCCCATTTTCTTTTCCATTGGAAGTCTGTTATAAGACTGCATTAATGGCCCTGGTTTTGATTCACCACCATCTCTAAAACCATATAAACGTTTTATTGGTAGATTCTTTTGATTACCTAATGCCTTAGAAAAATCAGTGTTAAAGGTAGTATTTTTTTGTAATAGTATATCATTAATATATTTTTTTGGTTCATCTGGTAATTTGCTAATCCAGTCTAAACTATTATAAATATCAACACCATCTTCTTTTAAATCATTCAATAAATTAATAACATTAGTTCTACCCCAATTATATGCAGCTAAAGTTTTTGCTAATCTTACTTGTTCTGATTGTCCTGGTTTATTAATAAAACTTGAATTGTATAATTCATTCATTGAATACTTTTGAACTTCAGAGTTTTGTTTCATATTAAAAGGATCAACACTACCTGTAATATTGTTTGCCTTTTTGTAATCTTTAATTACACCATCTCCAATTTGTCCTAAACCTTTATAACCTGCTGGAGAAACAGCATTAGGATTAAATGCAGATTCTCTATAGGCTTGTCTTATTAAAAGTTCTGGTGTTATTCCTTTTGGTTTAGCGGGTGCTGATGGTGTAGCTTTTAACTCTGTAGAATATCTTTTTCCTTGATATAAGAAATCAGAATCACCGTCAATACGTGCTGCTCTAAACGCTTGTTTAAATGTACCTGCATCATCTCTATTACTAACACCCCAGTTCATAGGATTTAAGTAATCACTCCAAGAAGTTTCTTCTCCACCATTTTGTGCTATAACTTCAACACCGTTCTTTCCCATTGTGGGTTGTGTTTGATTATTCTTAGCAAACAAGTACATCATCTCATTTATTTTATCATCAGATAAACCAGACTTCTTAAGTTGTTCATACTGCTTCTTCTCCTCTTTATTAAACCCTTCTTTGTATTTATTAATGTTATAACCGGGTTCTAGTAACTTGTATCCTTGTTGAATTGAAGAATCTCTTAATGCACGAAGTCTTGCCTTTACTTCAGAAGGATCTTGTAAATAGTCTGCTTCATTAAAACCCTCTTCTATGTTCTCTCCTACAGTCTTATTTTTCTTAAGACTAGAAGGTTGATTTAAGAAATCAGGGCTTTGTTTTGGATAAATAGAATTGGTAAGTTGTTCTGTAAAGTATGTACCTACTCCAGGATTAACACCTTCTTCAAATATTGCTTGATCACCCATATGAGAAAACTCATGAGAAAGTACACCTCTATCTGTAGGAACTTCAGGAACATACATTGTATGTAAGTTAGGATCATATCCTGCCTTGATACCATATTTAGATAAGTCAGAGGATACTAAATTAATATTTTGTATACTAGCTTTTCTATTTTTATGAATATTGTTAATGTTTGTTTGTTCATCCTCAGTTAGTTCTTCATAAGGTCTATCAGGTCCATAGAACTCTGTAGTAAGCAAATCAAAATACTTAGCCTTATTAATGTAACGTCCTTCTTTATCTGCTGCATCTTTAACATCAAACTCTGCCTGTAAACGCTTCTGTCTTTTATCTGCTTTTTCATAAAGCCAGTTATTAAAAGTACCAGCATCACTAGGCAATATAGGTAAGTCAGGAGGTCTAACAAACTCTTGTTCTCCACCATCTTGTTTTTTTTTGTATCCTCTTAACCAATCCTGTTGATATATTTCAAAATTTGATAAATCACTATATCTAGAATCTAAAACTCCTGTACCACCATTTGGACCATAAAATACTTCTTTACTTAATGGTTGATCTCTATATCTTGGTATTATTGCTTGATCCGGTAATTTTCCTTCAAGTAAATACTTTACGTCTGACTGTGCTGTTTTACCTCTTCCAAATCCTGTCTTATTAGATGGTGGAAAAAATAATTCTCCTTTTTGAAAAAATGGTGCAGTTGTTGGCTTTCTAAGATATAGTCCTCCATTTCTATTAGCATAATCAATATACTCATTATATTCATCCCAATAATTAAATTCAGGATTATTTGCTAAAAATTCTTTTTGACCTTTTGATAAAACTTTACCTTCTTGTATTGCATTCAAATAACCGGGTTCTCCAATTTGTCTATAATATGCGTCACTCTTAGGTTTAAATGCAAAAGGATTAAATTTATATGCATTTGGTAAATACTTACCACCTAAGTTGTTTGCTATATCTCCTACATTTAATTTTTTTGTAGCATACCCATCTAACCAATTTGGTTTAATTTTAGCATTATTAAATAATGGATTTAAATATTTAAAATCTTCAAGAAAATTGGGATTATCTATTTCACTAAAAGGATTATTTTCTAATCTAAAATCTGTTGTATTTTTTAAAGCGTCTGAAGGAACAATTCTTTCAATATTTTTTAATGACTCAGAACCAGTAAATTTTGCTGCATCTGATGGTAAAGTTGCTACACCTTTAGGTAAAGCAAGTCCTTTTAATGTTCCGGGTCCAGGTCTTGATCTAAGATAATCTATAATCTCATGAGGTTCTCCTTTTTGAAACCATCTACCAGTATATTTTGAAGGTACTGCATTTTTTGCAAGTAAAGCTGCAGGTATTTGATCAGCTTCCCATCTCCATAACATATCCACATCCTTTTCTTTTGCTGCCAAAGGATTTAACTTATAAGCATTTTTTAAAGGAGTTTTTGTTGTTAAATATCTTCCTGTTCCAGCTAATGGATTAAGAATGTTATTTGCAAATTTACCTGTTGATTTAGCTCCCAATCCTCCAATTGCACCAACAGCTAATGGAGCAGCTACATCTAATGCAAGAGCTTTTAAATCTAATGGACCAGCATCACTTGCAAAATGTCTACCTAAGTTGCCAGCCATACTTCCCACCATTTGGAAAGGGTTTATATAATTATCAATAAAACTATCTGCATCTTCTGGAAATAATCTAAAAGCATTACCAAGATTTTCAGCTCTTGCTGTTGTAAAATTTCCAGCATTAAGATCTTTAATGGCTTGTTGTTGAACATCCTTTCTTCTTTGTACTATTGCTTCTTCCGCTAATCTTTTCTTTTCTGCATCCCATTGTTTTTTTTCTTCTGACGAATCCCACAAATGAGGGGGAATATTTTTACTTTCAAAATACCTTTGTTGTTCCTGAGTATATCCATTACCATATGGTCCTGAAATATCAGTATTAAATGCATTGTTATAATTAGGCTTTAGAGTTGCAATTACAGGTTTATCTTTAACTTGCTTCTTTAATTCCTCTTGTTCTTTTATTATAGCTTTCTTTTTAGCATCTTCTTGTGCTACAAAACTTTGTATTTTTTTCTGAAGTTCTAGACTTGGTGCAGGATACATTTTAGGAACTTCATAACCTGGTTGTGCTTTTACTACACCTTTACCAGGACACTTATGACAATTATAAATATCAGAACCACCATCAGCAGCTTTCCATTCCCAACCACAGTTACCACACTTAATAGTTTTATCTAATAAGCCACCACCCATTTTAGCAAGTAATGTTTCTTTTACTTCTGTTCCTGGAAATTCATAATCATATCCAGGATACATTACCTGTTCATTACCCAAATTATCTATACCATGAATTGGTCCCTTTCTTAAAGGACTACCATCTCTTTCTTTCATAGTAATAGATCCAGATGGAATAATGTTTTCATAATTATTAACATCTGGGCTGTCTATCCTAAATCCTTCTGTAGAAAATACTCCTGTAACATAAACAGGCATTTCATTTGGACCACCGGGTAAACCTCTTAGTTCTTTATGTTGTATTTTCTTATTCATTATCTCATTGATAAAAGTAATTTAGTGTTATTCAATCTCAATAACATCTTTCTATTTTCTGATTTAACCCTTCTTAAAATAACATTGGTATAGTAATGTCTAAACTTCTTGTGTTGTAATGGAGCTTTATTATAATTTAAGTTTATAGTATTTAAAACTTTGATATATCCATTTGGTTGTGTTTCCCATATTGCTTGTTCAGCATTTGTAAATTCTCCTCTATCATTAGTAATATCATAGAACTGATTGAATCTATATTTCTGTTCTACTTTAGAACATAGTATATTCATACTATTCAGATTGATAATAGGATAACTCAATTCTAATATAGGATTGTTATATGGTGTTGGAGTTAATAACAATAACCCAGATACTTGTTCATTATTATAAATGATTGATTGGTCAAAGTTAAAGTCTAAATCTTCCCATCTATCATCATTACAAGCAAATCCCATGTCCCCTTTATACACATAGTTTTCTAATTGGTATTCCATACTTCTAACGGTATTAACCATTTGTCCTGTATTAGAAACCAATTCTACTTCCCATGGATAATCAGTACCATAAAAATTAGCAAAACTATCACACCTTACATTATGTTTCCAGAATGAACCAACTTTAAAATTAGCCGGTGTAGATTCATATTTATAAAAATTACAAATCTGTGGATTTGGATTTGCATAGGTAGGATTACCAACTAAATAAACATCATCACAGTTTCCTGTTGTTGTAGTTGTTGTACCTACAGGAGAAACTGGACATGTACATGTTACTTTTCTACAAATTGGTGGTTTAATATCATCACATATACCAGTCGGTGAAGAATAAGTAGCTGTCAGTAAATCATAAAACACTTTTGTATAACCTGTAGGACAAGTACAAACAAATGGAATTGAACAAACAGATCCCGCAATAGCTGCTGCTACAGCAGTAAACGTTGCAGGTACAGCAGCATTAATTCCAAACTGATATCCATCAACGTTTACAGGTCCCGGTGTACAAGATATATTTGTTAATACAGCAGGATTAGTTGGTACAGCACTAGTTGCACCACAATACAATGCATATACTAATTGATTAGCTGGACCAGTAGAACTTGGTGAAACACCTGTGCCTTGAAAAGGACAGCCTATATTACCAGGATTACTTGTTGTATCAGTAACTAATATTAAAATTTGTCTAAAAGAAGGTTGTGCACTTCTGTCACCCAATTTACTTGTTGACTTTGCATTTAATCTGGTTTGTCCACTAGACATACCCAAATAAACATTTGTACCTCCACTTTGCCAGTTACTATTATACCAGGCAGCAACTTGACTTGGGGTAACTGTATTACTCATTGACCAAGTACCACCCAATGGATTTGGTATATTATAATTTATATTACCAGAACTCCATGATGTAAAGCCTATCTGCATTTTACCTGCAGCCATTGGTGCAGTTATATTAGAGTCTTTTAAAAATGCATCTAACCATGCTAATTGAGCTTCTTTGCGTCCCTCTGAATCAGTAGAGCCTGATGTATCCATTGCAACAATAATATCCACCAAACAATCTTCAGGTCCACCAGTAATAGTAGAGTTAACTTGATCTACTGTAATAATAGCACGTTCACTAATATTAATTGATTGTTCACATAATCCATTACTAGCATTATATATATAACCCGGAGGACATTGTGGAATAGTTGTAACCATTGTCTTAGTAGTAAAGAAATGATTAATACTAGGCAATGCAAATTCTGGATGCCAATCATGAAATGATATCCAAGCTTTAGCTTTGGGATCATAACTTACAGTCCAAGAACAATCTTCAAAAAATATTGGGTCACCTAATGTAATAGGGTTTCCTAATAAAGCAAATCCTCTATTTTCAGTATATGTAATACTAGCAATATATTCAGCCTTAACTCTATAGTCTTTTTTCATAAAGTAAACTATATCATCATTAGGATCATAGATTGTTTGACAACCAACACCAACTACAGGATTATCAGATAGTGGTGAAAATTCTAATTGAGGATATTGTTTAACAAGTTGAGATGGTAAGTATTTATTAAACCACCATTTCATTCCAGCATTAGATATTGGATCTAATGTTTGTCCAGTAAAGTGGAATATTTTACCTTGAGCTTGAGATATAAAAAACAAACCTACAGGTGTATTCATAACACTTCTTAAACTTTCACATGAACCATATTCATTTGATAAATCTGAATTGACAACATTTTGGAATGGTTGACTAAATAATCCTCCATCACCAATAGTAAGTTTAGTATCTAACTGTGTTCTTAACTCATCTATTCCCTGAAACATTTGAGGTGACAAATAAGGAAAGAATATAAGAGCACCATTTTTATTAATAGGTTTAATTACACTTACTTTGTTTTTAAAGTCTTGATAATTAAATGGCAAGAACACTCTCCAAAAATCTTTCTTAGATTCTTTCTGTGCTTGTAATGAATAGATTAATCTCTTTGGATAACTAACATAACAATTTTCTGCAGTATATGGATCATAGTATCTTGCTTGAATCTCACCAAAACTACCCAACTGTGTTACAAATTTAGATGGACTTAATGATTCATCATATTTATAGAAGTTGTCTTTCTTTTCTATTTGTGCATGAAATAATTCATCTAAATCATTATAATCATATACATCATATATTCTTGCATCAGCTCTATCTTCCCAATCTCTATTTGCTAAATTAACTTCAGACTCAACAAAGAAATCTAATATACCATTTGAATGACAATACATATATGCGTATCTCATAGCAAACATTGGATTAGGATCACTTTCACCAATTATGGTAGCAATAATATTAGCACAACTATCATTACCTCTATCTAAATAAAATAAATCATTAGGTAACAAAGCATCTAATTCATTTTCATTAAAATTAATACCAAAACTTGCTATTCTTCTACCCAACTTAGTCATGTCAAATTTTTGGGAGTTTAACCAAAATCTTGGATATGGAATATTAGTATGTTGAGAATAATCATATGTAAATTCATCTGGTTGCCCTAATAAATATTGAGCAAATATTGGCATAATAACTTTTTCAGTATATCTAGTAATAAATATATCACCACTAAATATAGCTGAACTAGAATATTTAAAAGCATCAGGTTTAGTAGGATCTAAATATTCTACACAACCTCTCATTTGAACTTGCTTAATACCATCTAGTTGACCATACTGATTATCAAAATTAAACTTAAGAGCACCATAATAAGCAGATATAGATGTTTTTTGTTTAGCTGTTGGATTAGTTAAATATTCATCAGAAAATTCAGTGGTTGTACCATCAGCATTAACCATTCCCCCAATTGTAAATCTTGATGTATCAACTACACTTGGTTCTGCTATAGCATCAGTTAAAGAAACAGCTACAGTAGATGGTCTAAATAAATTATTTATTTTATACTTACCACCATCAAATGATTGAAATGATTGACCTAAATAATTTGAATCTGTATTTTTAATTCTAAATAATCCTGTGTTAATTTTTGTAAATTGATTAAAAAATCCTGCTGAATTATATTTAAATACAAAATCTGATTTGTTAACCAAATTATAAATTAACTCTATTATTTCATTGCCACCAATAGCAATATTTGCCGCTGATGTAAAAAATGTAACAAATGCTGTAATTGCTATTGGTAATTGAGAAAGAGGTGTATTTTGAGTATTAGTAATTACATATTCTCCACTTATTCCTGCAGGAGCTATACCTACTGTATTAGAGGCTGTAGAAAATGCTTGACCTGCAAGTTCTATACCTAGACCACCATCCCATAAATCAAGAAAAGCCAAAGCGTTATCACCACTTTCATATAAATTTGAAAGAGTAGCAATAATACCTGCATTAATTGCAGCACCACCTGAATTTGAAAGAAAATTTGGTCCAGCACCCACTACTCCAACAACACCTGTTGAAGCACCTGAACCGAAAGCTAAAACAAAATCATCTGCCATCCACCCTCCAGAAGTTCCTGATGATCTTGTGCTTCCTCTTTCTCCTTGAATTTGAGCAATAGCATAACCCAAACCTACAATTGAGGCTATTATTGCTGAACCATTTCTTAGTAACTTAAATTGAGGATGATCTTCTGATGCTTTAAAAGCACCTGATTGATTACCACTTAAATATCCATAAAGTCTAGTTTCATAAGCATTAAGAAAAGGCTTAGTAAACATTAGATCTGGTGATGAAAAAGTAAATACTTTTTTAGAATATCCAGAAGGATCACCTGCTATAGCCGGAGCTGAACCCAATGGTTTAAAACTAATTATTGATTCAGTAAAACTATTACAACCATTTGTTCTATGAATGCTATTAGCAGCACCATCATGAAAATAAACATCTGGTCTTAAATCATTGTATGGATAGTTAGGATATAAACCTTGAACATTACCACCTATTAAATTTTCTGCGTTAGGTATAGTATACTTACGCATATTTCTAAATAATCCTTTTGCTAAAATAGATTTGGCACCTGCTCTAGATCCTCTTAATATTTCATAACCAACAACATTTGGTATATATGTTCCATCATTATATTTTGGTCTTCCAATATTTTTAAATTCAACACCCAAGACATTAATTAAATCTCCGTTTGTTGTACTTATATGTAATGGTGAATTTGCACCCCCTACTTCTTCAGTGGGAAACTTGTGATGTCTAATAGGCTTGCCACAAAGGTCACCCCAAATGTCTGGTCTATTAGAAGGATATCTTTCAGTTGATTCCCAATATCCCATTTCACCTCTAGCAATAACTAATGAACCATCTGGCTGAACTTCATTTAAACCTGATGATGTAATTGTTCCTGTATTATAAACCTTATATAAAGGATCTCCAGCCGTGTCTAAAACATTAGCACCATATATAATATCTGTTTCTAGATATGTCCCTGAAGGGGTTGTAAATGGCCTTGGTGCTCTTCCTGGAATATGATAAGAAGAAGATCTTTCTCCTGTGTTATAAATCCATCTAATAAAGAATGCATATTGTTCATCTCTTAAGAATCCCAATTTATTACCACCTAAATGATAATAACTAGCATCTATCTGATTTGCTACCCAATTAACTTTAATATCATTTGCTATTGGTTGATAGTTAAAATCAAATTGACTCACAGGTCCTTGTCTAATTAACCAATCATTTACAACATACATTGCATTTGATTTTTCATAAGCAGGACTTCTTTGAGGTATTGTTTTTAAACTAACAGCAACTAATGTATCATCAATATAATCAATGTTAATATCTTGTTGTTGTGTACTATATAGACCTATACGTTTAGCATATATCTGACCTTGATTTCTAACTAATAATACTAACTCATAGTAATCATAATCTTTATCTAAATTACTTAGTTTAAGATTTAATGATCCCCCTGTACCGGCATGTGACCATAATGTTTGAACATTAGAAATACCAATGTAATCAGTTACCTTTTGTTCATTTTCTGTATAAGCAACAAATGCTTGATATGCTCCATTTTGTAACATACCACCATCTATTGATTTACTTAAAGTAATACAAGGTGTATCAACTAAAGGAGCTAATCTTATTTTCTCACAATTTAATTGTTTTGTATCAGCAAAAGTAACACAAGGATCACCAGGTGCAGAAGATACAGTTTGAATCCACGGTACTTTATTAATGTTTAATGAGCGTGAAGGATTGTTTCCATCATCCCAATATACTTGCCAAGTACAATCAAAATTCTCTTTAGCTGCACCAACTATTAAATATTTTCTATTAAAATTTAAACAAGGATCATTTACAATAACTTCATACTTACATTCACTGTCATCAAATAAACCAATTTCTGAATTTATATCATCAGTAGAATATATGATCCACTGATCAGCATATCTATGTATAGCACCAATAATTGTATATGGAATTACACCACATTGTAAGTTTGATGGTTCATTACCTATTACACCAAGATCTCCATCAGTAGAATTATTCATTGCATTACGCGCATGCCACCAACTTTCTTTTGGTTCCATTGCCTGCGTAATATCTTTATTCATTCCTTTAATGAATGAATTAGTATTTACAGAAGATGTCCCAGGATTTTCATTTTGCTGTGCCATAATTATTTAATTCTTTTATTAATGTGTAGGGTTATTAATACTGCTTGATGTATTAATACCTTTATGAAGTCTTGGGTTATATGGAGCATGACTCATAAACATATTATAATAATTATGATATTGAGCTCTTCTGTTCATTATAAAGACTTTTTGCATTTCAGCAAAATCTGGTGTATTTACAAATGATAATGCATTATTTCTTGCAGGTCTTAAACGTGCTTCAACCAATTGTAATTGAGGAGCCATTTGTTCACCTTGCCAAATCATGTTTTCTAATATCCTTTGTTTCAATGCATATTCATAATATTCATTACAAAGAGGTTGATCAAGAACTAATAAATCTCCATCAGGTGATTCCATAGCCCCTTGATAACTAATATAAACTCTACCACTAGTAAAATTAGTCATTAAAAAACCATCAACTATTTGCGCAATGTCTGGAGCTTGTGCTGCCAAATCAGGACAAAAACAACTCTTTTGATTTATATCTTGAATTTTTAATTCAGTCCAAGTACTATAAGTTCTATATTGATTTGGAGAAATCCTTTGAACTAATTGATAACTATTTTTATCATCACATGTTTGAACTACACATACATCAGCACATCCTGTTCCTGTACTGCATGTAGCAACTTCTCCAGGTGCAGGTACGTAAGGCACATCATTAAAAGTTTCAACGTGTGTACCTGATGGCATTGATGCATTGATATGATACTCACCACAAAGAAATGCATAATTAATATATGCAAAATCTCTAGGTAATTGAGCTCTACCATGTTCTACATCAATTATAGTTTCCTTAGTTCTATGTATTTTTAAACCAAGTTCATAATTAATTCTAGTAGCTACTTTAATTAATTGCTGAGGTTCAATCAATCCTTCTAATGAGTAAGATGCAAAGTCAACAGCAACGTCTTCATATAATTGAGTGAATGTTCTATATTTATGTGATACGCTCATTATCTATTTATGTTTTGTTTATTATCAGAATCTTCACTTGGTACCTTCATTGTATTCATCATAATGTTTATGATTTGAGATTCAATTTCTGCAAACATTGCTTCAGGTACATAAATTGGTTGTTTATATCTGGGAGTACAATCATCTTTTTCATCACAATTCCATTTTGTAATATCTTCATTAAATACACCCTCAACTTTGATAGCATCCCATTCAATATTAGGTGAATAAATATAACCATTTAACCACCAAAAATATTTTACTCTATTATATTTAAAAGATGTTGTTTTAGTCATGGATGTATATATTCCAGGATATGTTGCTTGAAGTTCTTGTGAACCATCTATAGAACTTATGGTCCTAATAAGTGGTCCCCAATAACCTTCAATCATTGAAGGTAACTTAAGTTTTGTACGTTTGATTGTACATCCACTAGTTATTCCAGAACAACCTGCTTCTACTTTATCAACATCAATTAATTCTACATATGGAAGAGTTGACCATACAGAATTGAATTTCATTAATTTATTTAATGAGTCTTGTCTTCTCATTAAAACTTGAGAAAACTTTTCTATTAAACTGTAAATATATCTATCTGTTACAAAAGAATCTTGAACCTCAGCTTTAACCTGACCTCTTATTCTTGATACTGCTTCTGCTATTATTATCTGTGACATTTTGTTTATGTTTCAAATTCATTATATAATTCTAATTCCTTTTTGGTTTCTTCTGTATTTACATCATATAAATGAGCCACTCTATATTTGTTTTTCATCACCACATACTTAGTCCAGCTTTCTGGGTAAGTTTTAGCTACTGCTCTTTTAAATTCTCTGCAAGCTACAAATCTCCATAATTCTCTATTTTTAAATCTATATTTTGTTGACCAGTTAGTATAAAATATCTTACCTAAGTTTCCATCAGTTTCCCAATTCTTGTTTTGTAATACTTTACCATATTCTTTAGATAGTGCATAATTTGTATTTACCGTTTTAGAAGAAGGACATGTGCCTATAAACAAATATCCTAATGAATCAGGTAACTCTACACCATCTCTATTTTTAATTACTGCTTCCCATAAATTTGTATTATAAAGCTTTATTATCTTTTTTAATTTATCATTATCTATATTAGAATATAAAGGTTTTTTTTCTTTAAATTCTTTTATTGTTTCTTCATTTAATATACCTAATCTTTTTTCTCTATATCTTGGTGCCTTTAAATCTGGTTTTCTAAAATTGTTTATCATACACTTATATTTATAATTTACAAAAAAAAGACCACTTAATGAAATTTAAGTTGCTTCTTTATACTGATTGATGAGTTAATTCACATATAATGCCTAGAATTGGATCTTGCAATTCTAATTTACCTGATCTTCTATTACCTGTATATTTATTACTATAATGATAATAGTCTGTTTTACATAAACTGGGAAGTGTCTTTTCTATAAACCCTGCCGTCTCATTAGATGTCATGTATTCAACTTTCTTATCAGTATGGATGTGACCCTTATATAAAGTCCTGTTTGTTGTTCTACCCCACTCTTTGGGGTATTCTGATGCATATATCAAAGGATTGTTTTTACTTGTTTTATCCCCATGCTCAAATGCATTAAAATTATTATGCCATACATGTACTTTTCTTTCTTCATACTTTATATCCCATGTTATATCTCCATCATTATAAATAGATTTAGATAGGGCATGTACCAGATGGTGAGAAGATAATCTATCATGATTACCCGGAACATATACTATTACAAGTTCTTCACAGTAATTTTTTATATAATTCACAGCCCAATGCATTGCATCAAAAGCTTGCATATATGCATCTGTTGCAGACATACAGTTATCAAGAGGTGTTCCACTTGTTGTTGTGCCAGCAAAAGTATCCATATTGATTAAGTCACCACCCACTACAAAGTACAACACTTTAATGTTATGTGATGCAGTACCTTTATTTAATAAGTTTTTTATTGTGTCTTCAAAATCTTTATCAATAGTTTCATTTCCTTGCTTTCCAAAATGAATATCCTGTAAAGATATTACTCCGCATACATCTGTTTTATTAGAGTTATGTGATTTATTTATACTGGGTGTTTTATAAACCTTTGGTTTCCAATTGTTTAATAAATTTACTAATAAATCTTCTTTGGTATTTTCTTTAATTTTAGTTATTAAAGCTGAAACTCTCCAATGGTCACCCATTTGTTTATTCCAATATTGTGATAACTTCCAAACCTTTGTATCAATTTTTAAAAGTTTAATTATCTGTTCTGCAGTTTTTGGTTCATATGTAAAAGAACCTGAAATTGTTGATTGGCCTTTTTCTAAATCTACAGATTCAGTAATATTAGAATTTTGTTTTTTATATACTTTTTTAAAATTACCCAGAATCTGATCTTTAACTTTAATATATTCTTCTTCTGATATTCCTAGTCTTGATGCACAATAAGCTGGTGATTTTTTCCATTTTAATGACTCAAGTATTTTATTTTTTAAATAACTCATAGAATCTTTTTTAAATTAATTATGTAAATGTAAATTTTTTTTTATAATATCCAAGGTTGATTTTAAAAAAAAAGAGACTGAGTTTCCCCAGCCTCTTTCAACGCCTGTGACAGAAAACCAACAAACCGCCACTATTGTTGTTTTTTTTAATGTTATAACGCTAGTGTAGAAAATAGTATTTCAATTGGTTTACATGCTGATGAGTTACCAACACTTACTACTTTTACTTTATATGCTGTACTAGCTGAAAGATTTGTTATTGTATAATTAAACACAGTTGGTACAATTGGTACCGCATTAGCTAAAACCCATGAGCCAGGAGCAACTTGTGTATTATAATAAATATTAACACCTGTACTTCCACTCCAAGTTCCATTCCATAATACTGATACTGTATTTTTTGTAATAACACCTGCATATACATTGAATGGATCATGCTGTATATCATTAGATGTACATGCTCCTAAACCATTAGATAGTATCATAGCAAATTTTTGGATAATAGAATCAAGTCTTTCACCTTTAGCTATTTGCAATAAAGTACCGGGATTACCTATTTGAAAAGAGGTTCCACAATAGCTAACGCATTCTGCACATTGTATATCATCACATCTTTCACTACCAACACTACAGTCAGTATATGTACATGGGTTTGTTAATGCTGTATCAGCACAACCACATTTACTACTACATTTTGTACAATTACATGCCATCTTTATATTTTAATTAAATTACTATTTTATTTATTATGAATATGCTAAAAATGCTATACTTGCTATATCTGTAGTTGTATTATAAGATATTTCAGCCACATTTCTTTTTACACTTACACCTTGAGAACAATTTCCACTAATAATATTTATTGGATTTGAAATTGTTGCCGCTGCTACAACTGTACCATTGCTCACTAATCTATTTGTTGGAACTCCAGCAACTACTTCATATGAAATAGTACCTCCAATAAATGTTTCATATTTTACAGATATTGGATATGCAGTTGTTCCACTATGCCAGCCAGCATATAATTCTGCTATAACACTAGTTGAAGTTAAAATACCACTGTTTTCAAGATTTTTAAAGTTTATAACAACTGATTCACCATAAGTACCATCAACTGATTGTTGATTATCATCCCCACCCCAATAAAGATAAGATGTATTCATATTGGCTCCATTAGGTATTACATTACTTGGTAATGGTGTTCCACAACCAACAACCCCTGTTCCTGGTATAAATCCAGTTGTATTGTTAGATAAAGTTCCAGCTAATGTGCTAGTTGGATATCTAAAAGTAGTAAGTGTATCTAAATCATAATCTTGACCAGTAGGTGGTGCATATTGATAAGTTACAATAATGTAATCAAAAGCACTAAGTACTGTTGTTTGTGCTGATATGAAACTTATTGGTTGACCATATCCCGTACCTACTTCATTTACAACATAAGCCCTAACCCAATATTGAGTATTAGCTACAAGTGGAGACAAAGTGCTTGTATAGTTACCTGTACCAGTTCCATTAGAGGTGCTTCCTATTATACTTGCAAAATTTTGAGTTGCACTCCATTGAACACCTTTATTAGAAATGGTACCGCCATTTGCATTTATTGAAACTCCACCACTAATTGCTGATGTTTGAGCAATACTTGTAACACTTGCTGTAGTTACTGTAGGAAGAGCTATAGGAGGTAAAGTTGTAAATGCTATTGTATTAGTACATATTTTAGTTTGACCACCAATTTGAACAGTTATTTTAACTGTATAATTTGTAGCTGCCACTAATCCTGTAAATGCATGTGATACAAAAGTACCAGGAGAATTTTGCGTCCATGTAGCTGTAACAACACTTGTAGCAGTATTGATAATATCTATAATATAAACAGCTGTTAAACCTAAAGTATTTCCAAATGATACTGTTACTCCTGTAGTTGTAATTGCACTATTAGTAGGATCTTGTGGACAAGGTATAACTCCAGCAACTGATTTAATAATTGTATCACTACATGTATCTCTACCATCAGTTACACAAAATGCTACACTAGCAGTTAATGCTCCATAAGTATTTAAACTAGGTATTGATATAGTAACTCCACTTGCAGAATTTTGTAAAGCAGCAACGCTAACTGTACTAGTAACCGCAACATTATTAGAATCTCTAATAGTAATGATTGTACTACCAGCACAATCATTAAATGTTGCTGGAATAACAGATCCATTTCCACTTGTATTTTGGAAATTAAAATTAAGACCCGCTATTGTACCATTAGCATTTAATATATTTGATGTGTTATAACCAAAGGTTATACTAGAACATCCTGAAGGGCAACAATTAGTTTGAATGCTTGAAACAGCTTCATACATATCACCTAATACAACCCATATGTTTTGAACACTTTGAGATAATGTAGATGGGTTATTATTCCATCCTGTTATAGAACCATATGATACAGAAGGATTAGATAATGATGTTGTAGTACCTAAAATAGTAGCTTGACTTATAGCAGCATTAATTGCAGCAGGTAAACCTACGGCTGTTTCTAATGCACAAAATCTTACTTCTAAAGCAAGTAATAAAACAGATACATCTGTTAATTGACCAACATTAATTATACATGTTGGAACTACTTGCTGTTCTGGAACACCACCTTCACATGGTAATACACACGCTTCTAATGTTAATAATCTAGTATTGACATTAGTTAATGTAGTATTTATAGTTACTATTGAAGTAAGTATATTACAAATTTTATTAGCAATAAGACTTGTAAACAAATCTAAACGTAATTGTGTTACTGGATTACCTTGTGCGTCATTATAGACTAAACATGCAGGTAAAGTCATTATAGGAAGATTTGCTTGAATATATGCTGCAGTAGGTCCTGCTGGATTATTCTTTGCACATATTGCTTCAATCATATCCTGTAATACAGGAACCAATGTAGTGGGTGTTGTACCCGGAATATTAAGGCATGACATATCCAAACCAGTTAAGTTTGGATTAGCAGTAACCCCATCCTCAATCAGATCACATAGTAATGTAGCTAATTTTGCTATTACTTCACTAATTGTATCTCCATTACAAAGGTTTATACAACTAATATCTGGACCTTGCCAAATGACACAGTTAGATGAGATACTATCACATCCATTTGTTGTATTACTTGAATTTGTTGGTATCATAAATATTTTATTTACTATAATGTAATAGTTTATTGTGCTCTATACAATTATAATATACAAAAAATTTTATAACCAAACAAGAAAAGTCTGGTTATAAAATTTTTTATAAAATATTTATGTATAAAGAATTTACCCTAATGGGTTAGCTGTAGGGTCCATTGGTGCAATTGTACCATCGGCTAGGTTTACATTAACATCACCGTACTTGTCTTGTAATGTTTTTGCAACCTCATCCCATTCAGCTTTAATTTTAGAATATTCAGAAAACATTGCTTGTTTAGCTAATTCAGCATTACCTAAATTTAAAGTAATGTTGTTAATCTTCTGCTGAACATTAACCAGATTTTCTAATTCTTCTACTGTAAGTTTTTTTACTTCAACAGTTTCTTCTTGTGGTAACTTTGT